GACACTATACGCCCAACCACAACTATAGGATCTTCCGCACCGACGTCGAAGGTCAGGACGACGCTGCACTTGAGTACGCGACGGAGCTTCGTCAACAACTGCTGGCGCGTAACGCGCGGCCGGCACCGGAAGCACGAGCGCTAGCAAAGACCATCAACCGCGGTTGACAGCAACCGACGAATCTGGGACAATACACCGAATGACTACAACGAAGACTCCCGTCGATCTCTGGGTCGAAGCCCTAGAGAGCGACGAGTTCCAGCAAACCACCTGCGTCCTCACCGACAAGGACGACAAGGACTGCTGCCTAGGCGTCGCCTGTAAGGTTTACCAGCGCGAAGTGGGCGGCCTCACACTCTCCAGCGACGCATCCGGATCAGTACTGTACGACGGCAATGTAGGCACACTCCCGGAGGTGGTTCGTGACTGGTTCGGCCTCGCTTCCGCAGAAGGCGAGTACGTCGATGACGGCGGCTACTCACAAGCCTTGACCGGCGACAACGACGACCGCGGCTATACGTTCAAGGAGATCGCTGCTATCATCCGCGACCGCCCGGAGGGGCTCTTTCGATGAGCGAAGCAGTACTTGATTTGACGGAGTTCAACTTCGTTCCGTGGCCGAAGATCGCGCGCCTGAATCGCGAGACCATCATCACGGAGAAGATCGACGGCACGAACGCAGCGATCCAGATCCTCGACGACGGCCGCGTTGGCGCACAGTCGCGGAAGCGGCTCATCACGCCCGAGGCCGACAACTTCGGCTTCGCGCGCTGGGTGATGGAGCACGCGGACGAGCTTCGTGACGGCCTCGGTCCAGGCGTGCATTTCGGTGAGTGGTGGGGCTCTGGTATCCAGCGCGGCTACGGACTCCAGAACGGTGAGAAGCGTTTCTCGCTCTTCAATACCTCGCGATGGAACGACGACAACACACCGGACTGCGTCGGCGTGGTGCCGGTTCTGAGAACGCTCGATCGCCTCGACGCGGTCGCGATCGATGACGTAGTTCAGTTCCTGCGTGTCAACGGATCGGTCGCAGCGCCAGGCTTCATGAACCCCGAGGGCGTCGTGGCCTTTCACGTTCCCGGCCGCACGTTCTACAAGGTGCTGCTGGCAAACGACCACATCCCAAAGGGCGCTGACGCGCACGTCGACTACTCGACCGAGGCGCCGCAGTGACGAAGCGCCTCAGCGAGGAGCGTAGGGTTCGCCTGGACGGATCGTCGGTCTACAAGCTCGGAGACCTCGAAGACCTCATCCAACGCGCCTACGACAGCGGCGCTGGTCGTGACGCGAACGTCAACGTGCAGTACTCGCCGCCCGGCGAGAACTCGGCATCGCGTGCGTCTCTGGTCGTATTTTGGCACGAGGTGACGGCGTGAGCACGCGCTCACAACGCTCGCCGGCCTACGAGGCGCGCGTAGCTGAAATGTCAGTCGAGGAGGCGCGCGAGGAAGTTCTACGCCTCCACGACAAACTGTTGCGTTATCGGACGCGCGCCGAGCGCGCCGAGGACCGCTACCTACGACTCGCGCCGCACGTGCACGCGATGGCCTATGCGATCGGCATCACTGACGTTCCTCAGCGAGACGATGTCATCCAGATCTACCCAGGACACTAAGGAGGAAGATTTGAGCGACACCGTGACCCTCTTCTGCGAAGAGGGACAACACGACTGGGAACGCGAACGCAAGCGCGGAAAGGCACCCAAGAACTGCCCCAACCACCAACCGAGCCGCGCCAAGCTGTCTCCCGAAGAGGCGCAGCGACGCCGCCAAGAGGGCCGCGCGCGCGCCAAGGCCGAGCGCGACGTCGCCGGCATCGCACGAGTACTTGAGTTCTCCGAGTACCTGAAGCGAGACGCAGAACTCTTCGCAGCCTTTGAGGCCGGCTTCATCAAGCGCCACGAGTACGTTCGGCGGCGCGGCCCGATGCCGCCTACGCCGAGCGGCCCCGACTACTCGGCCGCCCGCGAGGCAGGTGTCTATCGAGGCGCGTCGGCGGAGGACAATGAACTCATCGCGGCGTAGTCTCAAGATCAGGCAGGCCACGACGAGATTCGACATCCTGCCGACCTTGTACGGGTTCGAGGTCATCGATCGCGACGGCCGTACGGTCGCCGAAACCGACACTCGCGCCGAGGCCGAGACCCTGTGCCATGACCTCGACGACGCGGCCTTCGTCGGCCGGTCAGCGTTGGCCGACACGATCGCCCGCCTGTAGGTCCATACCCCCTAGGGGTACCAGAAGTAACTGAGCCAAATCTGAGCGATTCAAGTGGGTCACATCTCTAGAACCCAAGCCGCAGAGCCGAAAATTCAGGGGTGGGGGTATCGAAATCTCGGCGGCGGTCGTTCAAGTGGGTCGAATGTGGGTAAAAAATTTGGCTCTAGAATGCGGCGATTGACCACTTGACTCCTGGGGACCCTATAGAGGGTCCCAGGAGGTGGTGAGAGCCGGTCAGGCGAGGCCTGTAATTCGATCTCCACCGAAACCCATACAGACACCCTCCCGAGGCTAGGAATCAATTTCAGGGCGGCGCAAACGCCCGCAGCGACGACGCAAAGGACTATATGAGCACACCTAGATACAAGATCCCCCGCGACCGGCTCGTCAGGATGATCGATGAAGCCGCGCGCGCCGCGGGCGTCGGTCCCGCCGAGCACTCGAAGCTGTCCGTCGTCGCCGCCACAACCGCGGCGGTCATGGTGGGCAATTTCGTCGACATCTGCGATTGCCCGTGGCGGCAGGCCATGGGAACCGCGAAGGGCGGCGGGGGGTTCGCCAAGAACTTCGACCGCCTCGCCGACGTCTACGTAGTTGCCGCCAAGACGCGCTGCGCTTCTGCGTTCTACGTCCTGGAGACCGAATAGTTGCCTAAGATCCTCGCCACCGCCGACCTGCATGGGACGCTACCCGAGATCCCGGACTGCGACGTACTGATCATCGCGGGCGACGTCTGCCCCGACCATCCGATCGGCAAGAAGGAGCGTTACAGCCTGCCCGACAACGGTTCGGACTTTCAGCTTGATTGGCTGGACCAGTCGTTCCGGCCGTGGCTGAGCGATCTCGGTGAGCGCGGCATTCGCGTCATCGGCATCGCCGGCAATCACGACTTCGTCTTCGAGCGCCTGGCTGAGGCGGTCGACAATCTGTTCTTGCCGTGGACGTACCTCCGCGACGAAGGCACTTTGATCGGCGACATCTCCGTGTGGGGAACGCCATGGGTGCCGGGTCTCCCAAGGTGGGCCTTCCATGGTACGGAGCGCGCGCTTGAGCTTCGCCTCGACGTCATTCCGTCCGACGTGGACATCTTGATCGCTCACGGCCCGCCCTACGGGATCTTGGACTTCGTCGCGCCGCAGTTCGGATCGCTCCATGTCGGTGATCGAGCCTTGCGCGAGCGGCTCGTCTCTGGTAGGCTGCGTCCACGCGTCGTGGTCTGCGGGCACATCCACGAGCAATACGGGATCGATTACGTGCGACACGCCAACGGCGATACCACCACGGTCCTCAACGTATCCCACAACACGGAGAACTACGAGCCCGTCAACCCTGTGGTTGAGATCTACGAGTTCTCTCACCTAGAGGAGGAAGCAGCTTGAGCACAATCACATGGACGAGCCGGTGCGGCATCGAGAACAGCGCCAAGGTAGTCGCGGCCCCGAACGGCGAAGCAGTGTTCGACGTCCTCGGCAGTGGGCGCGCCTACACGAACATCACCCCAGAGGCGGCCGCCGAGATCATCGCCGCATTCAGAGAGGTCTTCCCTGGCGTTGATGACGACAACTACTACGTTACCGTTCACTGGACCGACAACCCCAAGATCGGGGTGCACGCCGGCCGACAGGAAGACATGAGCGTCGGCCCCGAGCATGCCTCCCACGAGGAAGCTGCACTAGCCCGTGCACGCGAGTTGCTCTCGTTCCGTGACGGCCATTTCACCCACTTCGATGTCAGGCACCGCGGCGTTGTCAAGAAGTTCAAGAACACGTCCCACCTCCCGCCCGTAGAGTTCGTGTACTCGTTCGAAGAGGTCTCCGCATGAGCGGCTACGACGACTGGGGGCGTAGCCCCCGCCGCGACACCGCCCACGGCCTCGGCTATCTCCTGGCCTGGGCCGTCGGGATCGCGCTCATCGTGGGCGTCGTCTCGGCCGGCGTCTGGTATTTTGGCGTCGCGACATCAGATGTGAAGGGACGCGGCGACGCCACCAAGGTCCACAACTCGGCCACCAACCGGATCTTCGCGCAGCAGCACTTCGAGGATCTCTACGCCGGTATCACCGATCGCGACGTGCCGAACCTGAAGTCGGCCCGCGCGGCGCTGAAGCGCGATCCGCACGACCAGGCCCTCCAGACCAACATGACGGGCGTCCAGCAGATCTGCAACCAGGACGTCGCCGACTACAACGCCAGCGCGCGAAAGTTCCTTGAGCGCGACTTCAAGGCGGCCGATCTGCCGCCCCGCATCGATCCCGTCGCTACCTGCGAGTAGCGAGAAAGGACATCATGTACAGAATCAAGAACATCCTGAAGTACGCGTCGGTCGCCGCTGTAGCGGTGCTCGTCGGATGCGGGTTCGCCGCCATCGCCGAGAAGCCCGACTATCAGCAGCAGATGGAGGACCAGTCCGGCCGCCTCGCCGAGGCCATGACGAAGGCGGTCCCGTACCCGGAGACCGCGATGCGCGACTCCCTGGAGCGTCGGCAGTTGAGTGACCGCCTCCAGCGCTTCAATAAGCCCAACAAGATCGGCTACCTCTACGTGTTCGAGATGGGCTCGCGCGAGCCGGTCGGGTACTACGTCGTGCGTGGCAAGATCTCATCGGTGCAGTCGCAGATGACGAATCCTGTGCAGACCTGGAACCACAAGTGCTCGTCCTCGCAGGGCGCGTGTGCCTACCTGGGTTCCGCGGAGTCGATCGGCGATGACGGCTCCTTCGGACCCAACGAGGGCGGTGACCGAGGCATCTTCTTCTTCGATTCCAAGGGAGCGCTCCATGAGACCGTGCAGGATTGGCACTACTCGGACGCCCCGATCGAGGTCTGGAAGGACGCCCCCAACCTGGGGTCGTGATGACCAACTACAGCGTCCTCATTCTGAACTACCCGCACGACAAGGGCTCATGGACACGGGTAGCGCGGATGGCGTGCTCGCCGTTGCAGGCGGCGCGTGATCGTTGCGAACTACTGCGTGATGACGCTCAGGGGTTGCTGCGCGCAGACACTTTCCCTGTTCTGGTGACCTGGGACGAGGGAGACGAGCCCCGCGCGGAGTTGTTCGAACTCAAGCGCATCACGACGCCGCGCTGGGAAGTCGACTGAACGCGCAGCACAACGAACCCTCCGCCGCCATGACTTCGGGCGGCGGGGCGGCTTCTTGGAGCGGACTAGATGACGGAACCCACGAATACGGACGCGGAAACACAGGATGGCTCCCAGCATGAAACAGTCGTGTACTACGCGGTCGAGGCCTACGAGATCTTCGCTGCTTCGGGACGAACAGGGCTCGCCTTGTGGCTGGCGGCAGCGCCGGACTCCCAAGATCGTCGCCTCCGCAAGCACGCAGCATTCGCTTACATGTATGGATGTAGTGCCGGCGAGCGGCGGCAGTTGTTTGCGAAGCGCTTTGAGCAGTGATGTCGACTACGGAATCTGTGACGCGCAGCGAGAGGTCGTACCCACCCAGGGCTTGCCGCTACACTTAGACACGCTGAGTGAATGCTTTCACTCATCTGTGATCTGGTACGACAAGCATGGCGTCCAACTCCACGGAGAGCATCATGTCTAAAGTGACCAGGCTCGACGACTATCAGATTGAGATTGACGTGCACGACGACGGGTCGTGGCCGTTCGTGAATCTGTCTCGTCATCCCGACGGCTCGCTAGAAATCCACGTCGACAGCGGCGATGGTCTTGGGGCACCCGACGCCTGCACCGAAGCTGAAGTCGTCATTGACGCCAAGGCCGCACGCGCGCTGCGACGCTTTCTGAAGCGGACCGAATGATCTGCGCGCGCTGTAAGATCACATGGCGCGCCCTTTGGTCGTGGTGCCCAGGCCGATGCCCTTCGCCGCGCCCAGAGGCGGAGGCCGCGGTGTTCATGAACGGACTCTGGCGCTGCGGTGAGTTGCTTGACAACAGTAAAAGCGCTGTGTAGCTTACCGCTATGAGGTACTGCCGAAAGTGTGGCCTTCAGCTACGTCCCAGCGATGTCTTCACGCTCGACCCTGATGATCAACGTCTAGGCTTGTGTGTGAGTACCTCGCGCTGCGCCCGCCGTGCACGCCAAGGCAAGTACCGAGAGAACCTGGATCGCTTGTTTCCGCCGTCGATTGATGAGAAGCTGCGTGTGATCGAGCAGCGCCTGATCGCTGATTGCGAGCCGGTCCTTGACCACGCGTTCCAAGATCAGGAACACCTCGATCGCATTTATCGTCTCGCCCGTGACGGACGCCGCTTGGTGCGTTCGTGCTGGTGAGGGTCGTCCCACAAGGAGGCATTTTGTATTCACCGTCAGGTGGTTCGATCGTCGACATGAACTCCATCATGTCGATCAAGGACCAACACACGATCTCGAACGCCGCCATCGAGGCCTACGCGGGCAACCATGTCGCCGCCGAGCGCCACCGCTGCTTCGCCGGCTACGACATCGGCGTCCTGGACAACGAACGTCTGGAGGGTCGCTGATGTTGGCGGCCATTGTTGAACACGCCGCGCTGGGTTCGATCTTCGCATCAACAGGTGCCTGCCTTCGCGGCCAGTGTGATCACCTCCATCACAAGCTCATGCTGGGCGCGGCCGCAATCCTCGCTGAGGCCATCGTCATGGTCTCCTTGATCGGCTGATCGCAGTGGATGAGTTCGCCTTCAACCCGAAGGACTATCAGCGGGTCTTCTTGCCTGCTCTGTTGTCGGAGGCGTTCTCGATCTCACGCAACGAGGCACGCAGGATCGTCGAGCAGCGTGGCCTGCGCATCGACGGTACGACGTTTGCGGGGTTGGACTGCGCGGTCATCGACATCGACGGCCGCGTGGGCCAGATCGGTAAGAAGCGTTTCGTTCGGCCGGTATACCAGTGAAGGCTGCCCTCAGCGGCTTTTTGACCGTCGTGTCCTTGATCGTGGCCATCATGGTGGTGGGTTATCTTGGCTCGCGCCCGTCGCCGGCCTTGACGCCTATGCCGCCACCACTGACCAAGACCGCAGCGCTGAAGGCGCTGCGCCGGGCGTGCTACCACGAGGGCGGTATCAAGTCCGTCTCATCCTACCCCGGGGAGAGCACGGCAGAGTGCCGGTCAGGGCTCGTGATCAAGTTGGGCGTGTCGAAGTGACGCCTGAGCCCGACGCGCCGTTCTCGGAGGTTTGGATGCGGCGTTGAGTACACAGGTGAGCTTGGCGACGCAGCCTACTGGAATGTCGACCCGGATCGCACGTATCAGGCGCGGACGTTGGGTCAGAATACCTGACCAGTGGCGCGGCAACACGACGCATCCACAGACGATCCGCAAGCGCCAATCTAAGGGTCTCCGTAAACACCGCCGTGGGCGGCCTTACGAACAAAGGTGGCTTCGGACGGCTCCGCAGGAACGCTGGGGGACTAAGATCGAGGACTTTGTCGTTGACATGGCCGACTTGATCGACTAACTTAGTCGCTATGGCCGACTACTTCAGGACACGCGAGGAGGCCCGCCGAGCCGCCGCCGAACTGAACGCCCGACCTGAGGCAGATCTTGTTGTTCGGTTCGCGCCCACCGAGGCCGAGCCAGAACATCGTCAGCGCGGCGAGCGGTGGCGTCTGATCGAACTTCAGCCAACGCGTCAACTTCCGCCAGGCCTGCGGCCGTCGTGAGGACCATCAGGTTAGGGCCGCTCGTCCTAAGGGCGGCCGCCGAGCCACGTAACTGGCAGTGCTTCAACTGCGGGCGGCGATGGACGTTTTCCGAACTCACAGAGCGCGGCCTCAGCCCTTGCTGCACCTACATCGCCAAGAGGAACCCATGAAGGCCAACGAGATCGACAACTACATCAACTCATCGACATCGGTCTCGGTGTGGATCAAGCCGGTCGCGTGGAGCACGACGAAGCGCGAGATCAAGGCCATCCCCTTGGCGCGTGACGGACGGCGCGTCCATGTACGGCTCGTGGGACAGGAGATCCCCAACGATCTCTACAGAGGCAAGACCGCAACGCTCAAGGAGCGCGAGGAGTGGGTGTCCACGAACGCCGTCTGGTCTGATTGGGCGTCAGTGGAGGAGAACCGCGCCCGCAAGGCCGCTGAGCAGGAAGAACAGCAGCAGCGCTGGCTCGCCGAATACGCGGCCGAGAAAGCCGCTAAGCGTGCCGCTGTTGAGAAGTGGTCACAGCCGCTGCGCGGGATCGAGATCGCCAAAGACGTCGACACCTCGAACTGGCCGACCAGCCGCTGGGACGACTTCACCTGCGATCTTGCCGAGGTTCTCATCGACTGCTTCGAGGCTTCCAAGACCATCACTGTCCGCGAGCCCTTGATGGTGAAGATCGCCAACGCGGTCGGCGCGCTTCGTGATGAGATCGAGGAACTCAACGATCGAGCGCTTGACCTCCAGCAGGCCGCCAATCGCGCCGCCGCCGATGCGCAGTTCTGGGCCGACGAGGCGCACGGAGAATGAGACTCGACCACGTCGCGCAGGCCTTGGAGCGTGCGTTCTCGATCTATGACGAGTACATCGAGCGCGGCTCGTCGCGCTCCAGCGCAGCAACCCTAACGGCGTCGGCGATCCGTGTCGAGCGACACAAGCTCGTAGCCCTGCTCAACGATCGCGACGCCGGCATCATTGGCGGCTCAGGTAGTCAGATCACACGGTGCGTTGTTGACGCCCGCGCGGCTGCTTGATACGCTCAACGTGTGAAGCGACCGCCGCGCCGCAATCGTGAGCTTGATGACTATCGGAGTCCCTCCGAGGTCACGCTGCGCGCGCTTCAACATCCAGGGGCTGGCCGTCATCGTCGTTCTCGTGAGGATGAGAACCGACGCCGTGGTCGCCTCAGCGGCGCAGAGCGACGCCGCATCATGTCCGACCTAGACTGAAAGGAACCCCAACATGCCCAACGTGATCGTGATCACGGCCGGCCTCGAAGACGTGCGCATCGAGAAGATGCCTGAATCCACGCTCCTGTCTCGGCTTGAGGACAATTACTACGGACAGAACCCTATTTTCCTCAACGAGACCAACGCCGCCACAGATCCCAACTACTGGTCCGAGGGATCGATCCTCGTCATCAAGGGCGAGATCACGCCGCCGCGGGCGATCCAGCACGTGACGAAGTACTCACTGGCGTGAGCGACGCACCGAAGGGCCTGCGGTTTGAGGTGTTCGGCGAGTACTACGACGTGCCGCCAAAGAACGCTCGAAACATCGGCTTCGGGTTCCGCTGGCGTCTCGTCGGTGCTGACGGCGAGGTCGCTGTTTCGCCCGAGCACTTCACGAGCGTCGAGGAGGCGCGTTCTCATATCGCGGCCAACCGAGGCCGCTTGAAGGCCGCGTCTCGCTCGAAGGTCTACGATGTCTGAGTTCGAGTACTCGCTTGGCAATGCTATCGCCGTTGCCGCCGATGTTCATCGCGGCCAACGCGACAAGGCCGGCGAAGACTACATCCTTCACCCGCTGGCCGTCATGGCCATGGTTGCGCCTGATCGCGACGCCATGATCGTAGCGGTATTGCACGACGTCCTCGAAGACTGCGAGCCGTCGCGCCTGCGGGCTGTTCGCTACGGGCTGGAACGTTCGTTTCCGTCGTGGATCATCGAAGCCCTCGATGCGCTCACCAAGCGCAAGGACGAGCCCTACGAGGAGGCCATCGAACGTGCCGCCGATAACTACCTGGCGCGCAAGGTGAAGATTGCTGATCTGACCCACAATCTAGATCCCCGCCGCATCCCGGCGTCGCAGATCGTGGACAAGGATTTCGCTCGGTGGGATCGCTACCGCAGAGCGTTGATCAGGCTGGAACGCACGCACTGATGGAGATCAATGTTTGGTACGACCCGAACGCACGCGATGTCCTCGCTAGGATTGCACCCGGCTGGCGTTGGCAGGTCATTGATGATGACTATGTAGCTGCGTCTGGGATTGTACGAAATAGCGGTCGCCCGTTCGGTCACCGCAAGGTGGCGATAAAACGCGCACGCTCTACGGCAAAGAAGCTGTCACTCGCGCATCGCGAGGAGTTCGTGTCAGTTGAGACGCACGATGCGCTTATGCGGCGTATCGAGAAACTTGAACAGGAAGTGATGGCCTGATCGACTTCGTCGATATGGAGCGGATGAAGCTATCCTCCGATCCCAACACATGTGCGCTGTGGTTGGCGTTGACGACGCTTCAGGAGATCTCCTTCAACAACGCCGACGCCGACGTTCGAGCCCATCGCGCGCTCGGGCAGATCGGCCGCTACCTCGAACAACACCGACAGGCCTTCGAGGCCTGAGAAAGGCAACGACCTTGAGCACCGCTCTCATCGTGGTTGATGTTCAGAACGACTTCCTCCCTGGTGGCGCGCTCGCTGTCCCTGACGGAGATGAGGTCATTGCGCCGATCATCGAGTTCGGGCACAATGCCCTCGTTGATGTCGTTGTCATGACGCAGGATTGGCACGACGCCGACCATGTTGGTCACCGACGCGCCGCCCGAGGCGAGACTCCGACCTACACGGATGGCGATTGGCCCGTGCACTGCGTCGCCGGCCTGAGTGGCGCTAATATCGCGTTCAGTCTCAGACACGCCTTCAATGACGCGCCCGTGTTCCGTAAGGGCACCGACCGTGACGCGGAGGCATACTCGGCCTTCGCTGGGAAGCTTGGCGATATCGGGCTCGACGACTACTTTCGCGCAGAGGGCGTCGATCAGGTCTTCGTCGCCGGCCTGGCACTCGACTTCTGCGTCCGCCAGACCGCGCTTGACGCATTTGGTCTCGGATACCACACGACCGTCCTGGCTGACGCGACGCGCCCAGTTACGTATCTTGGCGGTGTGCTCACAGGGGCCAACTTCGGCCGCTATCAGGGCAACGGCCTAGAGGTCGATACCGTTGAGGCTGTTCTCGAACCCTAGGCTTGACATCTAGGTAAAACAGTGTAACCTTCTATAGGTCTCCGAATCGACTGGCCGCGACCTCCAGGTAAGGAGCGAGGGGAGCGCAGGTCCGGTCCTAATTTGAGCAGCACCACCCCGGCGCGCGGAGTCTTACACAACCTGCTCGCCAGCGGTTCGGATAAGAAAGGAACGAGTTGATCAGAAAGCAGTTCGAGAAGCAGGCCGCCACGGTAGGACGCGCCTGATGGCGTCCTTTGACTTCACAGAGGTCATCTCTGTGCGCGCTAACCCCAGCGGCCACGAATGCGCAGCCGAAGCCGAGATCCTCGTCATGGGCCGCCGCATCGGCTTCGTCGGTGGCTCACGATACGCGAGCACTGTCATCGAGGCCGCCGAAGACGCGATCTTCGATGCCTTGAAGCCTTTGATCGCAGCTATTCAAGAGCATCCTGGCGTCGAGCGGGTTTCTCGGTTCTGGACCGACGATGTCGACATCGAGGACTACGAGGAACCTGACGACGACGTCCGCATCCCCAACGATCAGTGGTTCGCCAATGCCTGATCAGGAAAGCGCCGACCTGCTCAGCCGCGTCGCTCGTCTTGAGGAGTCGCTGCGCTCAATTAGAGACATTCAGGAGGCCCTGCCGGCCTGGGTCCGGCTCAAAGACCTCAACAACTCCAACACCGCGATCAGACGCATCGTGAATAGAGCCCTACTCGACACGAGCGTCAATTCTTTTGATGCGTAGATGGCTTGCCGGATGCTTGGCCGCGCTGTTCCTGCGCCCGACCTCGACGGTCCCGCTCGACGTGATCGAGCACGGCGACCCAGACGTCGATGACATGTGGCGGCGCGCGCTCGTCCGAGGGCGCCTTCAACCGGAGGCGTCGCCGGTTGACCCTGATGCGAACCGCGAGGCCCTCATCGATATCGCTCCGGAGGAGTTCTGGCGCGAAATCGAACGCTCTGTAACCTAAAACGATGAAAGGAATCACGTTGACTCTAACCGATAAGTCGGCCCGCGAGCTTGCCACGCAGGTCGTGAAGGACAATCGAGCCGCGCGCGTCAAGTTCGGCCGCACCAACGGCGCGCCGCGTCTTCACGTGATGGTGCCGCCCGAGTCAGCGCCTGAGTGTGATCCGACGCGGGCCTCGTTCACGCTGCGCAGCGCCAATGACTGGTCTACATGCCCGCTCAATCAGCGCATCACACGCAATCGAGACATGGCCGCCGCGCAGCCGACGGAGGCCTTGATGGCCTCGAACGGAAAGAAGCGGTGAGTGTCTGATGCCCGAGGCCTATATCTCTCTCGATCTCAGTGCCGGCGAGGCGCGGTCAGTGATGTCGGTGCTGGGAAGGGTCAGCTACGATGCCCTCATCGAGGGCGAAGCTGATCATGACATTCTCACCGTATATGAGGCCTTGTTGAGCGTCGTGGGGCGCATTCCTTTCGGTACGCCAAATTTGGTGAACGAGAATGCGTAGCCGAATCGTTCATCTACTCGCTGTGCTCATCATGGTCTCAGCGGCTTTGATCGTAATCGGCGCTGGAATCCATACAGCGATTCATTAGATGGCTATCGGCGGGGTCGTATACGCTCCGGCCGACGCGGCAATCACAGCCGCACTGAGTACGCTCTTCTCTTGCGGCCCTCACGATGAGGAACGCCTACGACGTCCGTCAGTACGGCGCTGGCGCTGCTGGTTCTGTAAGAGAAACCGCGACGGACGCGTACGCTGCGGCTGTCGCGACGGCTGTTAGCCCGCGAATAGCGCTAGGACCTCAAGGGCGCAAACGACGACCACGTAGACTGCTAGTGGTCGATGGCTCTTGAGATAGCTCTTCTTGATCATTCGTTGTCCCCATCGCCGGGCGGCTTCAAGAATACCGGCAACCCCATCATGGCGGCGAACAGAAGAATCAGTGTCGGTCGTTCCTGCCCCGACGCGAATGTCTCGTGGAGAAATCCCGTCATTCCGCCCAGGAACAACATCATGTCTCGTAGCACTGGCCATCTGTTCATGTCTCATAGGTCACGCGTAGAGCGGATTGGTCAAGGTCCCTCACAAGGCCTAAATAGTATCAGCGAGGTCGGCATCAAGACCTACGGTCCAGTAAACAGGAAAGGATTACAATGGCAGCAAGCTCGTCGACACGGCCGTCAACGATCACTTACACATATCACGACCCGTCTCGCACTTTTGACGGGACGCCTTACGAGGCCGCAGGCCTGGCTATCGATCAGGCGACCTCTGTGGCGAAGCTCCTTCAACGCGCGCTACGAGACACGCATGTACAGGTCCGCAACGCCCACATGCAGCGAAATCTCGATCTGGGCGGGCAACCCGACGCAGACCCATGGGACAACTCGGCGCAGAAGCGACTACTGGACTCGTTCGCCTCGCAGACCACGGACATCCATCACAGACTGAGAATGCTCCGTAAGGCCGCCGTCTATGACCCAAAGAACCCACCGAAGGCGTAGCGCCTTGGAGGCGTCCGTATACGGCGTTCCGATCGTCACGTCACGTTTCGTCGAGCCTGGGAAGATGATGCTCTTCAACGGCCAGGTCATGATGCGCCCAGTAGACTGGCTGCGCGTCAGGTACCCGCGCTCGCCCGTATGGTGCTCGCGCACGCTCGGCCATCGAGAGCTTGAGCGCGAACGCCGCCTCCGACGCCGAGGTTGACAATCTGGTAGTCTTGTGGTAGCCGCTGACCGAGGCAAAGGTCGGGTTGGGAGACATCGCCCTCAGGGCGTCTCGTGTAGGTCCGGCGGCTCATCACATCCTCACTACTAGGGAGACAGACCCTTTGACACCTGTACTGAGCGGGCTCACTGATGGGCAGCGCAATGTCTTGCGCGCGTTCTACGAGTTCGGACCAATGGACGACACGGCCCTGACCGTGTACGTGCACCACGTGGCCGATAAGGCCATGTCTAGTTCTGGCATTCGCACGCGACGCGCGGAACTAACGCGCACTGCGCCACCGCTGCTTCAGGCAGTGGACACGAAGCGGCTCAAGTCCGGTCGTCGCGCCGCGATTCACGCGCTGACACCGACGGGCTACGCGTTGGCCTCACAGGCCGCGTTCGCTGAGCAGGTCAACACGGCCGGCGTTGAGTCGCCTGTTCGCCGCCTACAGTTGGTTGCCGCGTGAGGGTCTGGATTTACCCGGCCAACGACGCACCGGAAGACCCGATCGAGATCGTCAACGTTGAGCGAATTTCGCTCATCGATGGCGAATCGCACGGCTCTGGGAGCAACTTCGGAGTCACCAACGGTTTCAAGGGCCGGCTCGTGTGGGTCTCATCGCCCAATGTGGCCGCTGTCGTTGTAGACGTCGTCTAGGTTGGCTGCCAACAATGGGGAACTCGTTCGCGAGTTCCACCGCTATTTCGGACTGCCTGTACGGGATGAGTTCACGGAGATCTCGTCGGATGAGATCGACTTCCGGTTGACTCTGCTCACCGAGGAGTACCTTGAAGTGATGGAGGCCTTTGGTCGACCAGTGACAGTCGAGCGCGTGCCGTACGACACCGACCCAGACTTCGTTGAGGGCTACAAGGAACTCTCCGATCTCGAATACGTCCTGCACGGGTTCGACATGCACCTCGGGCAAAAGCTTGACGAGGTGTTCGCTGAAACGCACCGCTCCAACATGAGCAAGCTCTGGGAGTGCGAGTGTGGCGTCGAGGACAGCACTTGTCAGCAGTGTAACGGAACAGGCGAGTATGTCAAGCGGCGCGAGGACGGAAAGATCCTGAAGAGCCCGACCTACTCAAGAGCCAACATCGCTCCGATCTTGGAGGACAACTAATGGGACGAATCAAGAGGATTTTCACGCAAGGCGGCACCAACAAGGGCGAGGAACGCGAACTCGACATGGATGAGTTCTACGACTCCGTGTGGGCCGCAGTGCCCGACGACCTCAAGGCTGAGGGCATCGCCGTCCTCCGCCGTGAGATCAAGGACCCTGCGTTCTTTCACGCTGTCAGCGAAGGCATCCGTCAGCACGGACTCCGTGAGTGGGATCGACATCCTCCGTTCGCGGCGGAGATTGAAGTCGGCGGCGAAACCATGACCTACCCGTGGCACTTCGGCGGCGGCATGGGCATTCGCAATCTGCTCCGTCAGGGCGGCGTCACCGACGACCGACTGCCTGACAACGCAACCGACATCTACTACGGTGAAGGCACGAACGTCAAGAACCTCGACGACTACTACATGCAGTGGCTTGAGGCCGCCGTGGGGGCTCGATGAGGAGAGAGGAGGCCGGGCGCTTGAAGGAGCAGCTACTTCGCGATATGCGACGTCCTAGCGGCACGCTGCGCGTTGGCTTCCACGCCGGTCCCGGCACCGGCAAGTCGACCACGTCGGCGCTCGTCTTTGGCGCGCTCAAGCAGCGAGGCCGCAACGTCGAGATGTCACACGAGTATGCGAAGGACTTGACGTGGGAGCAACGCTCAGCCGCGCTCGCCTATCAGCCATACATTGTGGCGAAGCAGATGTGGCGAGAACGCCGACTAGATGGCCAGGTTGAGGCGATCCTCACCGACACCTCGACGCTGTACTCGTTCATCTATGGCACCGAAGAGAACGGCGTCACACCGGCGTTCAAGTCCTGGGTTTTGAGCGAGTACTTCAAGGTACCGCGCCTGGACTTCTTCCTACTTCGCGATCACGAGCGCCCCTACAACGAGAAGGGCCGTAATCAGACGCGCGAAGAGGCCGAGGCCCTGGATGCTCCGATCCGTAACTTGCTCATCGAGCACGGCGTCGTCCACGATCTCATCGCAGTCGATGCGAAGAACAACTCACACATCGACTACATCGTTGATCGCGTCGAGCAGGCGCTTTCGCTTCAGCGGATGTTTGGTGATGAAGCCTAGTGCCTAAGCTATCGCGCGGCGAGGACCAGCTAGAACTATCACTAACCGGCGCCGAGGATTTCCAGGCCGCGCTGGCCGCGGTCAAGGCGATTCCGGGCCGTCGCTTCGACGGTGACCGCAAGCTGTGGTGCTTCCCGGAAGATCCGTCGATCGCAGAGCGTCTCATGGTGACGGTGAAGCCTGAGCTTTCGCCTGACCTGTTGGGCTGGATCAAGGCCTCCAAGAAGAGCAGCCAGAAGGAACTCGTCACACCGCTTCCCGACGACGCCGAACTCATCGTTCCTTGGGCCAACGCTCGCGTTCCGTGGCAGCCTGAGTTCGTTGGGCCGAAGACAAACCAGGTGGAATTCAAGGGCTTGTACGCCTTCCAGCGCGCGTTTGTTGATTTCGCGGCGGACAAGTCCGACGACAACGCAGCGTTGCTGCTAGCCGACGATATGGGGTGTGGGAAGTGCGCTCAGAGTTCCTCAGCAATCATCGAATGGCTAATGCGCTCAGCCGGCCTCTACGAGATGCTCGCCAACAACCCCAACGGCGTCCCCGTCGAGGGCCTCGCCTGCGCTGCCGATATGTTGAAGTGGGCCGCCGTCGAAGACGGACCGAAGCTCATCATCTCGCCAGCGTCGGTGAAGGGAACCTGGGGTCGCGAGCTTCGCATGTGGCTCGGTCAGGCTGAGCCCATCTTCGTCATCGACGGGGCGGCCACGCCAAGGCGCCGCAACGCACAGCTTCTCGACGCCATCAACAACTCCGGTTGGGCGGTCATCAACTGGGAGCAGCTTCGCGTCAAGCGGGAGATCCGTAAGGTCCGCACACGTATGGTGCACGCCTTGACGGGTGAATTCTTGGGCTGGAAGGAGAAGGACAAGGAGGTCACGGTTCTCCGTGAGCCACTGTTTGAGGAGACTCCCTGGGTGGCCGCCATCGCTGATGAGGCGCACCGCGCAAAGAATCGTAAGGCGCTGACCACGCAAGGTCTGTGGCGCGTTGGTGCGCGCTTCAAGATGGCCTTGACGGGTACCCCGCTCATGAACTCGCCGGACGAGTTGTGGTCGATTCTGCGCTGGTTGTACCCAGACGAATACACCTCGTACTGGCGGTTCTTCGATCAGTACGTGGACTTCTACGAGGGCCAGTACGGGAAAATCATTACAGGCGTCAAGAACGCTGACGCGTTGCGGTTCGAGCTTTCGACTCGCCTGGTCCGTCGCACTAAGGATGAGGTGCTGGATCAGCTTCCCGAGAAGACGCGCGAGTTCGTCCCGATTACGCTGAATAAGAAGCAGCGGAAGCTTTACGACGAGGCCGAGAAGCAGCTTTGGTTTGAGGTCGAGCAGGCCATCAAGGGTGGCGATAGATCTGCGCTGAAGTTTGCTAAGGAGGTCTCAGCGAACCCAGCCGCTGTCTACATGGTCCCGAATGGCGCGGCGCGTATCGTGCGTCTGCGTCAGATCGCGTCCACGCCGGCCTTGTTGGGCGGCGAGGACGATTCGGCCAAGCTCGACGCAGCCGTCGAGACCATCATTGACAACTTGGGCTCGCAGTTCGTGGTATTCTCTGAGTTCGTCGATACCTGCCACATCCTCGTAGAGCGTCTACGCGCGAAGGGAATTGCGGCCGAGGCCTTCACTGGGCAGTCTGAATCCGAGGATCGAACTCGGATGGAGAACGACTTCCAGGCCGGCGAGATCGACGTCCTCGTTGGAACGATCGGCGCGATGAAGGAGGGCATCACCCTCACAGCGGCCAGCAACATGATCTTCCTTGAGCGCCACTGGACACCAGCGGTGAATGAACAGTGCGAGGATCGTTGTCATCGCAACGGGCAGAAGAACGCCGTGACGATCCTTATCTTCGAGGCCGAGGACACGGTTGATGCCCAGAAGATCTCGCCAACAAACGCAATCAAGTCGCTCATCGTTTCCTCGGTCATTACCAAGGATGACGTCGCAGAGCGGAGGAGGAAGTGATGTCGTTCTTTGACGACGACGCACACGATGAGGGCTTCGATCACAACGACGAGCCAGCGCCGGGTACTGGGGCAGCGTGGGCAGCGGCGGTCTTCATGGCCACCAATCTCGTGCTCTGCTTGTGCGGCGGGCTGGTCTTCGCGATGACCGTAAACGCGCTGCCGACGGGCGTCGATCACGTGACGTTCCGTCAGGCAACGGCGGCGGCGTTGTTGCTGCGCATGGCTGCGATCGTAGCCCGCGCCTAGGAGGAAGGATGTCTGATCTATCAGCACTAGAGAGTAAGTTTCGACGCCTCGCCGAGCTACGCGAGCAGCGCGATATTGACAAGAAGGCCGCCGAGAACTCCGAGTCCGAGTATCGGGCCTACGAGGCTGAGTTGTTTGAAACGATCGAGGAATCCGCGTTGCGTGGAACGGTCGAGTTCGACTTCGGCGGCGATCTTGGACTTATTCGATTCCAGCCGCGTCGAACCATCTACGGTCGTGTCATCGACAAGGCCGCAGCCTTGGAGGCACTGGAGGCAGAGGCCTTGGTTGAGGAGATGACCGCACCGAAGATTGAGGCGCGCCGTCTCAATGAGTTGGTCCGTGATCGCATGGAATCCAACCAGGAACTCCCAGAAGGCATCGACTACTACGAGAGGCGATTCTTCACGATTTCGAGGAAGGGATAAGTACCACTTTACAGGCACTTGAGTGGTATATCCACAGTATTTGACAGCTAGTTGTGCTACACTTCATCTACTAACCCAACGAGGAGTTTTCTCAACACATGGCAGCAAAGTCGCAGGAACTTGAAGTACTAGACGAGACCAGCACCGACCTGGACGTCATCTCCGCCGAGGAGGAGGCGCTCATTGCGGCCAATCAGGCCGACGTCGATGCCTCTGAGTTCGTCATCCCGATCGTCAAGCTCGCGCAGCCGCTGACCGACGAGGTCACCTCTGGAACCGCTAAGGCCGGCGAGTTTATACTCGGCCTAACCGGTGAGGCATTCGCGCCGCCGGTGGAGTTCGTCGTCGCCGGTAAGGGCAAGGGCCGGTTCAAGCCGGGACGTGATGGCGAACGAACACTAGTCGCCTACGACACGCCGATCGTTCCGTGGAAGGACGACCCCTTCTATGGCAAGCCGTTCTCCGAGCACCCGGACGCAGAGGAGAAGTTCAAGGCACGCGTCGATGCCGGCGAGATCGAATGGGGACACGGTCCGACCATTCAGACAACGTTCAACTACACCGGCTACATCGTTGGCTCTGACGTGCCGGTACGTCTCAGCCTCCGCCGCACTTCCGCTCCCGCGGCCCGTAAGTGGAACACGCTCCTCGATGCAGTCCTTCGTGGCCGCTTCTGGGATCAGGTCTTCACTGTGGGCAGCGAACAGCAGAAGAACAACAAGGGCGCGTACTACGTGGTGACGGTTCAGCCGTCGCGTAAGACCACGCCCGACGAGAAGAAGGCCGCCATTCAGTTGGCGACCGCGCTGCGTAACCAGTCCGTTACCACCGTCGGCGAGACCGACGACGGCCCCACGGTTGCGCCAGACGCCAACGGCGGCATCGAGCTTTAGCTCGACAGCACCCCAGCCGTTCCCCTCACACGCGACCCGGACCGGCCTTAGGGCCGGCCGGGATCGCGGTAAGTCTGAAGTACCTCCAAGAGAGGAGGATCATTGATGTCTGAAGCCAACCCATACGTCGGCCGGTTTATGAAGCTCTTCTCCGGCCTCGACGACGCCTACGGCACCGGCCGCGGTCAGTGGGTGAGAGAGCAGCCAAGGCGCGCTCAGTTCTCAGAGCATCTCGCCGGACGCGGCCCAGGACTTGGAATCGGCCCGTTGCGCCGTGACGGAACCGTCGTTTTCGCCGCAGTCGATCTCGACGAGCCCGACTTCGACACAGCTTGCGAGATCGCCAATCTTCTGCCCGGCACCCAGTTCATTGAGCGCAGCCGATCGGGCAATGCCCACGTGTTCTCGTTCTTCTCCGAGCCGCTCGAAGGTTGGATCGCGCGCGGCATTATGCGCGAAGCCACCGCTGCCGTCGGGCGGAAGTTCGTCGAGGTGTTCCCGAAGCAAGACCGTCTCAAAGACGACATGCTAGGGAACTACATCAACTTGCCATATCATGGTAAGGATCGACCAGTGGTGGGACTCTCAGAAGACGGAGAGACCAATGTCGACCTTGACGATCCGATGTCGTTGGAGTCTTTCATCATGGAGGCCGAACACGCCCTCAACGACCCCAAGGATTGGATCAAGCGCGCCCGCTGGCTCGGCATCCCCAGCCCTGAGGAGCGATCCGCCGAAGGTCGCGAGTTCGGCACCTCGCAAACGCTCCACATGTGCTGTGAGCACGTCATCGCTGAGCGCGACGACAACCCGATCGTGGCTGGCCATCGCGCGGTCGTGTATTTCGCCTTGGCCAAGCAACTCGCCAACTGCGCCTTGTACTCAGAGGATGAATCAGTTGAGTTGCTCTCGTTGATCAACGATTCTTCACCTGATCCGATCCCAGAGTCAGAGCTTCGCCACATGTACCGCAACGCCGTTCGCGGACAGTACACATCCACAGGCTGCGATGATCCTCTCTTCCAGCCTTACGCACATCCAGAATGCCCCATCTCAAATGGAGGAAAGTAAATGGGCTGCTCAGCCACAGCAAAGCTTCTCTTCGGTGTGCCGCTCGACCATGAGCAGCACCCGTTCGCTCGTTACAACGATGACTACGAGACGGTCGACAACCTAGGCAATCCTCTCACCGAGGAAGAGTTCGATGTACTTACTGACGATACCGACCTAGGTGAGTACTTGGCCGCGCGCGCTGGCCATGAGAACCCATGGAAGACATACCCGCCGTATCTGGAGCGCGACGAATACGGCCCATACGATGAGTTCAAGAAGTGGCTCGCAAGAGATCCTGAAGGTCAGGAATTTGATGCCCTGATCGATGCTTGGAGAGACCTGAAGAGCGAGCTTGAGGACGCAGCACCTGTTGAGATCGCCTACGCTGGCGACCTTCAGTACGGCAGCCCGCAGTATGTGATCTCCCTGAAGGGCTATGAGAACAGCGTTGATTGGGGCGCTGAGAAGATCGATCTTCCTGAGCAGCCATCGCAAGAAGAGACCGACACAGCGGTCGAGTTCTGTCGCGCAAACGCGCTGCCTGACTTCTCGGACGCCGGCTGGGTGCTGGCCGCACAGTACGGCTGATGGACTTCAACCCCAACAACCTCAACGCGCCTGAGGCTCCGATCTGGGCGACCTACGTTCCTGAGCGGCGGCCGAAGCTCAATAGCCACAAACAGAGAAGCCACGCGCTCGGCGCGTTTCAGTATCGACGCAACGTCATTCTCTACAAGTTCATCAACTCTGAGTGGGTCGAGGTCTACAGGACCGAAAACGGACATGACGATGTCATGTCCTGCGATCGCTGTGGCGGCCAACCTGAGTACGGTTACTGGCGCTCTGTGTGGGAGCGGGGAGAAGACGGAAAGATCAAGGAACCATTTAGACGGCTAGCGCTTTGCGGCTGGGACTGCCAGCGCGCCGAGGAAGGTAAGTAGTGACGGACGTAAGGCTGACCGAGTTCGCACAGCTTCTCGCCACAGCTGACGAAGACGCCCGCGACGCGCTGATCTCGCGCGTCAAGTTGATGGCTATGCAGGCCGCGGCACCAGAGGCGTTCGAGCCGCCGATCACGCCGCTCGGAGAATATCTGGAACGTGACATTCCGGTCCCGCCGATTCTGGTTGAGCCGTGCCTGCTCGTGCGTGGCGGCATCATGTGCACCGTCGGTCGTGCCGGGAAGGGCAAAGACGCTCCCAACGACACCCCGGTGTTGACGCCGGGCGGTTGGAAGGCGCTCGGCGACGTCGAGGTCGGAGATCGAGTCATTGACCCGGCTACGGGTCGTGCCGCGCGTGTGTCTGGCGTTTACCCGCAGGGGCTCCGCCAGGTTTATAGAGTGACGCTCTCAGACGGCACATCTACTGAGAGCAGCGATACGCATCTCTGGGCCGTCAATAAGTGGAATCGTGATTACTACGTGAAGGAGCTTCGCGAGTTCAAGGATGACTTGACTAATTCGCGCGGCGACAACAAGTGGTTCCTGCCACTAACGAGGCCTGTCGAGTACTACAACGCAAGCCCAGATATCGATGGGTATGTTCTCGGCGTCTTGCTTGGCGATGGCGGCCTGAGCAACGGCAATCTGAACCTCGTAAGCTCGGAGCAGGAACTAGTTGATCTCGTCGCTGAGCGACTAACCGACGGGTGCTCGCTGCGTAAGTGCGGACAGCATCCGCTCCGCTGGAGAATCGTCGGACCGTCACAGGGTCACACAAATCCAGCAATTTCGACGCTGCGCAAGATGGGCCTATGGGGAATTCTATGTCATGAGAAGTTCATCCCCGCCGACGCCCTATTTGCTCCGATCGAGTACAGACGGGACCTACTGCGCGGTCTTATTGACACTGATGGTCATGTGCGTACGTCAAATGGGCGGACTACGTTCTACACGGCGTCTGAGAGGCTTGCAAACGATGTAGCATCGCTTGTCCGTTCTCTTGGCGGCGTATCTAAGGTGTCGTTCAGGTCACGAAAGTCGCCATTTGCAGACGCCATGACGTCTGAATATTCGGTGTCGATCCTTGTCGATTTCAATCCTGCGCTGCTATCGAGGAAGGCAGCTAACTGGAGACGTCCGTCTAGGTACTCACGGTCTATTGAGGCTGTTGAGCCCAGCCGGGTAACTGAAACAACCTGCATCATGGTTGACAGTCAGTCACATCTGTACATGCAGAATGACTACATTGTCACCCACAACACTCAGGTCAACCTGAACCGCATTCTCAAATGGGCTGCCGGGATGCCACTATTCCCGGATGTCAAGACACCCAACGGTGTCCCAGTGCTGGCACCGACTCAGCCACTGAAGACCTTGATCATTGAGAACGAGGGCGCGGCTGGCATGTTCCACAAGCAGATCAAGACCATGATGTACGCTGATGGCTACCTGACGCCTCCACAGCGCGAATTGGTGAAGGAGAACGTCTTGATCTGGGGTGACGGTGGCTACTCGGGCTTGAAGCTCGACGACCCCAACGCCCTCAACAACGTACGTGCCGGATGCGAGAAGTGGGAACCCGACATCGTCTTCATTGAGCCTTTCCGAGGGCTGTGGAGCGGTGACGAGAACTCATCAACCGATATGGCCAAGGTGGCCGACGCGCTCTCAGGCATCGCTGCTGATTTCAACTGCGGTGTCATCCTCACTCACCACGAGAAGAAGGGCGGCGCGGGCAACGACGACGACAAGATGTCGGCTGCGCGAGGGTCGACGGTGCTGGAGGGCGTTGTCGCGACGATGGAGAACTTTGAGATCGCCAAGGGCGGCGATTACCGCGAGATCTCCTACTCGAAGATTCGCTACAGCGGCGGCGAGAAGATCTTGCCGATCCGCATGGAGTGGCAGCACAGAGACTGGTGGTACCGCCACGTGCCGCTCGACGCGATCGAGCAGGCGGTCCTTGACGTCCTCGCCGAAAACGAGGACCCGATGACGATCGGCGAGCTAGTCGCGGAGACAGACGAGAAGGAGCACAAGATCCGCAACATCATGAAGGCGTTGGTCGATCAAGGCAAGGTCAAGGCTATGCCGAGTGTTCACACCGGTACAGGGTCGACAGGCAAGCGTTACCGGCTGGCTGTCCCGACCGGCGACGACACCGGGGCCGGCGCAGGAATGGAGTTCTGATGCTGGAGGCGCGCGACGTCTACGAGCTTCAGCGCGATCTCGATCGCGAGATCATGGGCCATACGACGCTTCCGGCCTGGGACGAGTTGTCCTGGTCGGAGCAGGACGCATGGCAGGTCAAGGCCGACGAGGTCAATGATAAGAACATGGAGGTCTCTCTGTGGGCAGCACTGATGGACGAGTAGGCGGAGCCGACACGGCGGCTGAGTACTTCTACTTGGCTGGTCCGATGACCAACATCCCTGCGTTCAACTTCCCTGAGTTCCATCGCATCGCAGGGATCTTGCGCGCTCAGGGATACAACCTGGTCAACCCGGCTGAGCTAGATGAGGAGATCGAACGCAAGGAAGCAGAGTCGTCGCCAGACGGGCGGCATCGCGGACTCAAGCACGTCAAGACGTGGGCTGATTGTCTACGTAGAGACATTGAAGTCGTTGCCGCCACGAACTGCGTCGGCGTCATCGTCATGGATGGCTGGGAGCACTCGCAGGGCGCGCAGTTTGAGACCTACGTGGCGTACAAGCTGCGAATGCCGATCTACCGCTTCCTCGAAACAGCGCCAGACGAGTTTACGCTCGTAGAGATCCAGCGCGGCCCGTCGCTCACAGCGGCCGGGGTCGTTGATGGCTGAAATCATCGTCGTCCGCGCCGACGACTACACGGACTACCTGGACGCATCAACGGACGAGGCGTGGGCGCGCAACGCTCACGGCCTGCTAAGTGAACGCCTGGAAAGCGGCCACTTCTACCACGACCCAGGCGATGAGCCTATCTACGACGGTATGTCGGTTGCTGAGATCGGCGAGATCACCGACCCGGAGATCAAGAAGGTCGCGACGACTAAGTACAACCGCTGGGTCAGAGCCAAGCGTGAATGGCAGGACGAGAAGGCAACCTATGACGCGATCGCCGAAGAGGTCGCGAACGGACCGACATGGCGCGAGTACAAGTCAGGCCGCCGCGAGCCCACAGCGTGGGGACTTCTCGACGCCCGATCAGACTACGAGTACGAGAGAGTCGAGTTGATGACAGTGAGGAACTATGACTAAGCATCCCGACGAAATCGTCTCTGTCTACGACGACGTCAGCGGTGACTGGGAAGGGTTGTACTTTGACGGCCGCCTCGTTACACAGAACCACAGCATCGAGGCCGGCGAGGTCCTCTCACTGATCGGCTATGACGTCACGTATGCGTCGGCCTCGGCCGAAGAAACCGGCGGTCGCTTTCCTGATAGACTTGAGGATGTCGTAACGACGAGGGAACTACGCCGCCGCTCACTCCTCGCCGAAGCAGCAGAGCTTCGCGCCAAGGCCGACGCATTGGAGGCCTCGATTGAGCACTGAGGTGAAGGACTTCCGTCTCTACCTGCACCGCAGCAAGGAGACCAACTACGACGCCTGGCAGTACGACCTTGGCTGGTCAACCGAAGACCCAGGCTTCGAGAAATTCAAGTACTGCGGTTACGAAGTCGAACTGATCACTCAGATCGACAGAGAGACCGGTCGCTGCTTCGCAATTGGAATCATGGACCGCGGCAAGCTTGTCGATTTTGAACGAGGAGTAGAACTCACTTGAGGCTTATTGGACTACACGCACGGCTTCACGCCGGTAAGGACACAGCATTTGAGTTCATCGATAACTGGGCGTTGGTCCGCCGTCAGCTTGCGCAGCGCCGCGCCTTCGCTGATCCGCTGAAGATCTCTGGTATGCGCGCGCTTGGCTTCAAGGACATCAAGCCCGATCCCGCCGCCGAAGCACATTGGGCCGTCAAGGTCGCCAACCAGATCAAGGAAACCGGACGAGTAACGGTTACCTGGGTCGACGACACCGGCGACATGCAGAGCCGAACCATCACCGGCCGCGAACTGTGGCAGTTGTACGGCACCGAGGCGCACCGAGCAGATGACCTCGGCTCAAGCTTCGGCGCGAACTTCTGGGTCGACAACTTGCTCCCAGCGGGAACATCATCGGAGCCGCTCACTCGCGCCGCTAACGGCGAGGCCACGAGCCTGACGCCGCTGTGGTACAAGAACTTCGAGGACTGGCGCGGCGTGCGTCCCGATGTCGCAGTCGTAACAGACGTCCGGTTCCCCAACGAGGCTACCCGCATTCTCAAGCTTGGCGGTGAGGTATGGAAGATCGACGCCGATCAACGGCTCGGTCCCAACACTGACGGCCATGCTTCGGAGCAGCCGCTCGACGATGACTACATCAGCCGCGTCATCGACAACAATACCGATCTCAACAACTTCGCCACAGGTATCGAGGCCGCGTTGGTGGGGACAACGTTTACGCCGGCTAAGTAACGAATGCTCACCATTGATGACATCAAGGACGATCGTCGGCGGTCAGGCTTTCGCGGCGTAACCGTCGATCGTGGCGGTTACACCCGGCAGGCCAAGCCTTACCGCGCCTCCAAGGGCGTAAAGGGCAGTGGCCCGAACTACGACTATTGGCGTGGCCCCCGGCGCGCAACAGCCGAGGAGGCGGCGCAGGATTACTGCGACCACGTCAACTACGGAGCAGCAACCCCAACAGCCCGTTTGCACTCGGCCGGCCATTCAGCGCCAGCGCGAGAATCGTTGCCCCGCGATCCTGAGGTCGAGGCCGCTCTTGGGGTTCTGAGGGACGCGCGGGCACAGCGTCAGGGCAAGCAGGGCTACGTGTACTGCATTGGTGAGTCTCAGGGCGTCGCGTGGGGAGTGAAGGTCGGCTATTCTGTGAACCCCGAGAAGCGCGTCACTGAACTGCAAACCGGCAATCCTCGCATTCTCTCAGTGATCGGAAAGATCAAGGGGACGCCCGACGATGAGAAGCGGCTTCACTCAAAGTACATGAAGTACAACCTGATCGGTGAGTGGTTTGTACCGACGCGTGAGTTGCTGTCCGAATTCGGTCTCAACAGTTCAGGTTACGGTGACCCAGATCTTCCAGGGAATGGAATGGTTTAGATGAAGTACAAGATCTACGACATGGATGACTGGGAGGTTATCCGTGACGAAACCGGCAAGACCCTGTACTCGGGTCATCGGCCATACACGCGTGACATCTTCGAGGCGCTTGGGCTCGACTACGACATTGAGTTCATCGAGGATGAGGAGCGCGCCATGGACATCATCTACGAGGGCGCTGAGTGACCGACAATGAGCTTCATTGGCTTGCCGGCTGGCTAGAAGGTGAAGGATCGTTTGTCGTCACTTCAGGTAAGTCCTACAACGATAAGCGGTATACGCGCATCCGAGTCAACGGGTCCTCAATAGATAAGGATGTCCTCGACTACGTGAAGTCGATCGCGGGTGGCGTAGTAAACGGCCCGTATGAACGAACTGGCGGAGCAGGTAAGCATGTGTACATGTGGACACTGTCGACCCACAAAACCGCGCTGCCGCTACTTATTGCGCTTGAGCCTTTGATGGTTGCCGCGCGCCGCAAGGCTCAGGTCCGTAAGGCGATTGAGGCCGCAGAGGAGTACATGTCCGTCCAGCAAGGTAAGAAGGGATTCTAGATAGAAATGGTGGACTTTGACGTAGAGACTGACGGCCTTCAGCCGTGGTCGCAGAAGCAGAGCGCGTTCATGTATCAGTTCGGCGACGACTCTGGTGCCGTGGAGGTGCTCGATCCGCTCGTCGATGGTGAGCGTATCCAGTGGTGGTTCAATCGTGGTGCCGACGAGGGCCTGCGGGCATGGAACACGAAATTCGATCGCAGCTTCGCTCACATCTCACCCTTCGATATCCCCGGCGACGGCGCCTGGCACGACGGCATGCTGCTGGCGCATGCGATCAATGAGAACCGCTCAATCGCGCTGAAGTCTGTCGCTAATGAGGTTCTCGGACCAGGCTCGGACGACCTCCAGAAGCAGGTCAAGGACTGGCTCACCGCTGAGCGCCGCCGCCGGAAGAGCGAGGCGCACAAGGAGGGCACGGAACTCGTCGAGCCAACCTACGCCGATGTCCCCCGCGACCTGATGGCCGAATACGCCGCAGAGGACATCGTCCTTACCCGCAAGGTCTGCGACGCCTACGAGCCAATCATCGCGAAGTCCAAGGACCTCACCGACATCGTGGCCTTCGAGCATGAAGTCCTCGACGCGCTGTGGCATGTTGAGCGTCGCGGGTTCCCAGTCGACGACCACGGATACCACATGCTGCTGCACGAGGCGGCCGAGAACCTTGAGGCGCTTGAGGATCTCTGCATCGCGCTCGCCGCCGAGGGCGGGGTTGAGGGGCTGAACCCGAACTCCACGGCGCAGATCATCAACGCGCTCAAGGGCCGCAAGGCCGACCTCACCTACATGGTGACCAAGAACGGAAAGCTCTCTGCTGACCGTGAGAATCTTGAGGCCGTAGATGATGAACTCGCCAAGGCGATCCTTGAGTACCGGGCGGAGCGAAAGGTGCACGGCACGTATGTGCTTCCGTACATCGATCGCTCGTATGCGGCGGCGCTGCGCTCGTGGAAGGAGCCCTTCATCGCCCCTGACGGCGCGATCCACGCAAACTTCCGTCAGGTCGGAACAGTCACTGGCCGCATGTCGTGCTCTGACCCCAACCTCCAGAACCAGCCGCGAGACGACCTGCGTCTGCGCTACAACTTCCGCGCCGAAGAGGGCAAGAAGCTCGTCACGTGCGACCTCTCGAACGTCGAGATGCGCGTCTTCGCCGCCTACGCGGGTGAGGGCGCGCTGCTGCGGACGATCAAGGAAGGCGGCGACATTCACACGTTGACCGCCGAGATGATTGGTATCCGCGATCGTAAGCGAGCCGGCGGCGCAGTTGAGACCGCTCGTCAGCGCGGCAAAACATTCAATTTTAGTGTAGTGTACGGCGGGGGTGTCAACACCATCATGAAGCAGCAGCGCGTCTCTAAGGATGAGGCCCGCCTGATGCTTCAGCGCTACAAGGACGCCTACCCAGAGGTCGTGCGGCTTCAGAACCGCATCGCCTACCGCCTCGCCGACACCGGCTACATCAAGTCCGCCTGGGGCCGCCGGTTCCATGTCGACCCACGCGACTCCTACAAGGCCGTCAATTACCTCGTTCAGGGCACGTCGGCGGACTTGTTGAAGGCCGCGCTGATCAAGCTCCACAAGCAGGGCGTGCCGGTCGTGGGATGCGTGCACGACGAAATCATCGCCCATGTTGATGAGTCTGACGCCGAGGAGTGCCGCCAGACCATCATCGAGGCGCTAACCGATCACCCCATGATCACCGAGAAGGTTCCGCTTGAGGCGGAGGGCGACATTGTCAATCGCTGGTCTGACGCCAAGCCGCTCGAAGAGCGCGACAAGGACGGCCGTAAGACTGGCCGTAAGTACTACTTTGATCCCGAGTGGGCGCAGGTTGAGCGCCGGTACGTGAAGTGAGTCTCGAAGACCGTATCGACGCCGCCGCAGTAGCGCTGTTTGAGCTTATGGCCGACGAGTACGACTGTTGGGATGAAGATCCATTGGAGCAAGGTAGACGCTGGCGTGATATGGCGAGGGCAATGATCGAGGCGACACGCGAAGACAGGGTCGAATACTGGCTCGACAGGTACGAGGCCAAGTACCGCACAGACTGGAGTTCAAGGCCTAGCTAACGATGCACACTTACTGTAACGGCACCTACCATTATCACAGCCACGACGATGGGTTCGAGCAGTGGCATGAACTCTGTCCGGGCGAACCAGCCTGTAATAGTCCGCGCCGCTCGATCGAAGCTCTGGCTGTGAGAATCCCCAACAAGATTTGGGTTGACATCAAGGCCGAGCGCGCCCGCCAGGACGCCAAGTTCGGTGTTCAGCGCCACGATAACGCAACCTGGAAGCTCATCCTCGATGAGGAGACAGGTGAGGTTGCGACTGAATGCCTCCAGGAGATCTTCGGCGACATCGCCAACGGTCACGGTAACTTGCGCGAAGAACTCATCCAGGTCGCCGCCGTGGCCGTCGCCTGGGTCGAACATCTAGATAGGAGCACAGATGCCGGTTGACGGCCCGTTGGACCTGTTGTACACGATGCAGGGCGAGGCGTCGATGCGCGCCGAGCGTGCGAGCAGCCACGCCAATGCGTTGCGCGCCGAGGCCGACGATTACGAACGCGAGGCCTTCCGTCACTCGTCGCAGGTTCAGTGGCTACAGCAGGCAATCGACGCCATGAACACAATGCCCGAGGACGCAGATGAAGCTTGAAGTCAAGCACGAGGACAATGACCTGTCGATCAGCGGTGATCGCCGTACGTTGACAGCGCTGATGGAGATCATGCGTATCGCGATGTCGAACACGCGACGCGTGGCGTACGGTTCCATCGACGATGAAGTAGAGGGGCAGGTAGGATCTGTAAAGGTGAAGGTCCTGTGATCCGCTTGGAGACACGCTTCACAGTGGCACGCAAGTCAACCTACGAAGATGCGGCGGTGGAGGCCGAGAAGCGCCTGAAGGGTGAGGCGTTCAAGAACGGCAACTGGGATCGAATCGAGGTTGCCTACAAGCCACAGGTCCGACACACAGACTTGAAGGGCACGTTCGTGATCGACTTTGTCCGTGATGGCGTCGCTGGTGCTCCCGGTGTACCGACTTATGAGGCCGCCTGATGGGACACATGGAGTGGGACCACCAAGGCCGGGCGAGGTGGCGCGAACGCAGCACAGTTCCGTGTCCAGGGCCACCTGGTCACGGAGGTTGCATCGGTCGGTACGAGGACGACTACGGGTCAACGAAGTGGTGCCCGACTTGCACGTATGGTGACGGCCAGCAGGTCGTGATCACGTGGACGCGCTGCCCGCAGTTCGACGCCCCGCGTCCGCCCAGGGGTTGGACTCCAGAGCGGTCAGCGGAAGAACAGATCGACGCAATCTACGGAGGCGTGTGATGGCGAAGAAGAAGTCATACAAGGTTCCGTTCGACGACTACTCCGGCGATCAGCTTCACTATGCCGACGAGCGAACAAGGCTTGTTCACTTTCCAAACGGATGGGAGGCCTACAACGACGACTGCGACAATCCCGCAAACCGAGTCGAGGCCGGCGTAGAGTGGCGTGAGCCGTACGAGTTCAAGGACACGCTCAAGTACGTGACCTACCACCGTGGGCGTAGCGCCGCGTACTTTGAGTTCGTGTCGCTCAACGATGGACGTCGATACACGATGTTCCTGAAGCAGTTCGACCAGGCGGTGAGTCGGATGGTCATGGGTCAGTTCACGGGCCGCTTCGGTTTTGTCAAGTACGGCCACAACTACGGAGTTGAACTGCTCGATGCCTGACGCGAACGGTAACATCAAGGGTATCGCCATTTCCGGCAAGGCCTCCGAGTCGTGGGAGCGGATCTTTGGTGACAAGCCGCGGAATCAATGTCCGGCCGCACATGGCGCGTCATGCTGCGGTTATTACGACGAGTGTCGAGAAGCGCTCAAGGTCGGTACACGCTCCGGGCGCTTATCCTGCGCCGGCCCCAACCGCAGCAACATCGACTGATGCGTGACGACGACATCATCGCGATGATCATGTTGATTCTTGTCGTGGTTGGTTCTCTAGCACTTGCCTGCGCCGCATCAGCGTAACCAGATCTACAGCCGACCGAGCGGCAATACAGACTGATGCGCTGCTTAGAGTGCGGCGGTGACGCTGAAGAGAATCACCATGTTGTACCACGCTCACGTGGCGGAACAGCTACGGTCCCTTTGTGCTCTATGTGTCATGGCTTAGCTCACGGCGTCGGCAGAAATAGCATCTCGTCGCTCACAAAGGAAGGAATTGAACGCGCACGAAGGGCAGGTATTCGGATCGGCAGGCCTCGTTCAATTCCGTTGGAGATAGTCAACCGTATTGCAGATGAGCGATCTCAAGGCGCAACGCTGGCGGCAATTGCAGACGGACTCAACAAGGATCGCATTCGAACCGCTCAGGGCGGAGCGCTGTGGTACCCAAGCACGGTAAGGCACGTACTAGCAACACCAACATCGAAAACAAGGTAGAATCAAGCAATGGGCTCTGAAGCATATTTTCCGGTAGGGACACGACTAACACACAACGAGACCGACGAGGTTCTGATCGTCACCGGCGGCGGCGATCAGTTGATCGTGTCGCCGGCCGAGTTCGGACCGACTCGAACGCTCGGCATCATTGAGGCGCGCCAGGACTACACGGCCGATCTCCCCGAGGGCACACCAGTGGAGACGCCTCAGCAGGAGCGGGCTCGCCTCACGCCTGAGCAGATTTTCGCGAAGGCCGCTAGGGACGCAGCCGCAGCGGGCGAGGTACCCCAGGGCCGCAGGGGACGCCGTAAGTCCGAGGGTGACGCGGAGCCGCGGCGTCAGGGCGGCGAGTAATGGCTAAGCGTCGGATCGAGGACAAGAAGCGCGTCCGCCTCGTGAAGGCCATGCGCGTGACCCCGACACCGCTGATCGATCTCGTTGACTACGTCCGGCTACGCACGCGCTGCACGGCTGGACGCGCGCGCGCCGCGATCCTCGCTGGCGCGCTTACCGTTGACGGCCAGCCGATTGGGTTCGTAGAGGTCGACGACAAGGCTAAGAAGGACAACAAGATCAAGGTTCTGACGCAGTACGTGCGAGCCGATCTACGCGACCGGATCGTGGTGGTGAATCCTTCTGATTCGTAACATTCGTGCGCTGTGTTCGGCGTCATCGAGGCTGGTAGAAGAGTCACCGCAGGCGTTGGTGGACATGCTTGCTGGCGACGCCGCTCAGCGAGTCGGCCTGAGTGTTCGCCATTGGCGCAGCGGCGACATGGAAGACCCAGCGCCAACGCAGGGCGAGCGCGGCCTTGAGCCGGACAAGACCGGATGGGTTGACGAAGAGGAGCGCGCCATCTACGCGTCCGAACTAGGTGGACTCAGTGACACCGTCATGTTCCGTCTAGATCTTCGGCTGGACCTAGATCGTCTGCGGACGATGTCTGTGGCGCGTGCTGAGCAGCGAGCCCGCGCTCTCGCCGAGGTCAAGGCGTTGGAGTTCCTGGAAGGTTCGCTCCTGTGAGGTGGCTGTCCGTCGACCCCGGCGAGGACACAGGTTGGGCTCTCTGGGAGGACGGCGACCTCGTCGATGCCGGCACAGAGAAGCTGTGGCCGTTCGGTGAGGCTGTCTACGCAGCAACGCACGAAGACGACATTGCCGTGCTGGAACTCGTCGGTGACGAGCTTGCCCTGAAGTTCAACGGCATCAAGCGTATTGTGTGCGAGGACTTTCGGATCTACCCATGGGAGGCCAAGAAGGGAACCCTGAATTGGGACCAGGTTAGGACCGCGCGGCTTATCGGTGCACTAACCCTGATCTGTAAGGTGAAGGGCCTTGAGTGGGTTCTCCAAGGCGCAAAGATCAAGGAACGCGCCGAGGCCGCCGGGGCGGAGTCGTTGTTCATGTCCCCGTTGAACGAAAATCGCCACGCCAATGACGCGATCCGGCACGGCGTCTACTACTTGGCGATCGAGCGCGGCGCGCGGCCGGTCGAAATGGAGGGCGATGGTGCTAATGCGTAGGGAGTACAGAAACCTCTACAGGCTGTGCCGCCCGCTGTCGTACGTCATGCCAGAGGCGGCACTGCGCTGGCTGCATCGCCATTGGAAGCTGGCCTCGGACGACACCGAGGACTGGAGTTTCTGGCTTGACGTCAGCTACGAACGCTACTGGAGAAGGAGTATCGAGCGGTGACTGAGTTTCGGTTGTGCTGGTCAGCGAGCAGTAACATCACCTTCCGCGGCGAGACCGACTGGGAGGTGTGGGACGACGAGGACGAATCTCCAGAGGTGTACTTCTACTCTCTTGATGGTCCTGGGCTCACCAACATGGCTAGAGGTCTCGGCGAGGTCTTGGAGGCCAGCGGTTTCGATTGGTGGGTGGAGACTCGATGATCTCCGGTAAGGTGCGCGGCGAATGCATTCACTTCGACTGCGCCACCGACGAAGAGATGACGTTGACGTGGATGGCGTTCTTCACCGAGGAGGCCGCCAAGGGCCTGGATTGCGACCGTTGTGGCCGGCCGCTCAACGAGGTACCTGATCCGTGATCTTCTTCGACAACTGCGGATATGAACCAGTACCCGGCCTTGACGACTTCGTTGAGGCCGCGTACGCTCTATGTGGTGAGTCTCATCTCTTCCGACGCCGCCGGCTCGGCGGGCTGGCCGGTATTCGAATGGCCCCATCCGATATGGCAAGGTACGAACTCAACGCCGACATCTTTGATCTCAAGATCAAGGCCATCATGGACTCAGCGCCACGCGGAGTTACCCTACTTTCGGATTACCTGTTCTGTCAGTGCGCGTGTCACAAACCAGGACTGCACGCAGTTCGCGGCGGCTGCGCTCACTGCACGATTCTGGGTTAGTCAACGTGGCTGATCAAATCGTGTACAATACCGCTAACCCCATGCCGTTGAAGACAAACATGGAGTCAACGGTATCTCTCGACGAAGGAAGGGAGCAGAACCAGAGCCTCGGGTGCTGACCGAGGACGTGCAGGTAATCCTACGCCGCGTGGTCAGGCCGGATCAAGAAGATGAAGGAGATTCGGTAGCGACTATTGCGGAGAAGGCAGACACATCGACTCGGACCGTGTATCGAGTCTTGGCCGGCACAACCAAGACCCTGTCACTAGACCTTGCGGACCGTTTGTGCATCGCCGCCGACGCGCACCTCTCAGAGTGTCGCCTGTCGTGGCCAGATGGTAGGGTCGAGCCCTACCTGTCCTGATGCGGAGAGCCGACCTTTCCGAACCAACACGGACCTCGGTAACACCGCTCCATTGCTGCGAAACAAGCCCTAATCAGGTCTTTTTGTCATTCACGGCGGTAAATTACGTGAATGGCTCGAATCTCGAAGCTCGCTAACCCAGAATTCGCCAAGGCCGTCGCCGAGGCCTACGTGAACGGGATGTCTCGTGATGAGATGGCAGACGAGTTCGCCTGCCACAAGGACACCATCACGATCTGGACGCGTGACCCACGCGTCCAGGCACACGTCTCTCGCCTCGCGCAGGAGCGCGTCAATCGCATCACGCGCAAGATCGACAAGGAGATCGAGGGCCGCCTCCAGGACGCCGAGGAGATGGACACTGAGGTTTTGCTGAAGATCCGCAAGGAGTTCCTCGGCAACGTCATCAAGCCAATCGAGGGTGCTGGCGCTGACCGTGCCGAGACTGTCTCGGAGACCATCAAGGCTGTCGAGGAATCGCCGGACCTCGCTGACGCGCTACAGCAGCTACTCCTGGGCGGCGGGCACAACGCTACGCGCGAGCCCAACGCTGACGAGTAATGATCTCTGACGAGGGCCGGAAGAACATCCAGGAGGCGCATAAGAAGCGCTCCAAGGAGTCACGTCAGGAAAATGACGCGCGCATGGATCGACTTATTGCTCTCGCTCAGGCCGATCCGCAGGCGTTTCAGCAGCTTGTCCAGAAGGTCATGGGCAAGATGTTGGTCCCTCACTCCGAGGGACAGAAGGAAGTACTAACTGCTGAAGAGCGATTTCTTGTACTTTGTGCAGGTCGCCGGTGGGGAAAGTCGCAAATCGGGGCGGCGAAGGCGCTTCGCACGGCTCGTAAGCCGCGCCAGATCATCTGGTGGATTGCGCCGACCTACAAGGTCGTCAAGCGCGGCTACGAAGCCGTAGTCAAGCAGTGCCCGGACGAGCTTCTCCAGAAGCCTGCGCCGCCATCGTCAGGCTTTGACGCCGGCCGCGCGATTCGATTGTACTTCAAGAACGGCAGCATCATGGAGTTCTACTCCGCCGAGCGCCCAGAGGGCATGCTCGGTGGTAGCTGCGACTTCATGATCCTTGACGAGGCAGCGACCATGCCTGAGCACGTCTGGACACAGATCGTGCGAGCAACCCTCGCAGACCGCAAGGGCAAGGCGTTGTTCATCTCCACGCCGCGCGGCAAGAACTGGTTCTACCGCATGTGGATGAACGGCCAGGACCCCCAACAGCCTGAGTATCGATCGTGGCGATTCCCGAGCCGCACGAACCCAACGATCGACCCGGCCGAGTTCGACGGCATGGAGGCCGAGCTTCCACTAGCAGTCTACGAGCAGGAGATCTTGGCGGAGTTCATCTCCAACGCCGCCAGCGTCTTTAGGTTTCCGAAAGGCCGCGACCCCGACACCGGGGAAGAGTCTAACGATTTCCGCTCTCCGGTAATTGTCGAGCTTCAGCCGCCGCAGGGGCATGTCATTCTCGGTATCGACCTCGCCAAGCACAACGACTTCTCGGTGCTTTTCGGTGTCAGGGCCAGCGACCGGCAGCCGTGCTGGCACGATCGATTCAATCAAGTCTCGTGGCCGAAGCAGCGTGCGCTCATCAACGAAGCCGTCGATGAGATCCTCAGGACCGCCGATGGTGTAACGCTTGTCGTGGACTCCACAGGTGTCGGTGACGTCATCTACGACGACCTCGCCGAGGCCGGCTATGACGTCGTCGGCATCAAGTTCTCGCCGCAGTGGAAGACGTCGGCGGTGCAGCTTCTGTCGGCAGACTTGGAGCGCGGCCACGCCTTCATCATCGAGGACATGTTGCCAGAGTTCGAGTCCTATTCGTACTCGATCAGCGATAGTGGTCGGTGGAAGTATGAGGCCGCCACCGGCCACGACGATGAAGTCTCCGCGGCACTACTCGCACATTGGGGCGTCGTCCATTCCGGGGTTCCCAACATCCAGACCCTCCACGGGGGCGGCGACTCGATCGTCGGGGAGTCCAGCGGCGGCTTCCTCGTCTGGGAGGACGAGGTCGACATCATTGATGATGGTGTCGCGCGAACGCGCACAGTTGCGGTCCCGACGATCGCCGATCTCATGAACAATCCCAACGCCTGGGGCTAGTAGGCGAGCTTGACTTTGTCGGCCGCGGCGGCTAAGGTTCGCGGTGTGACGAATTCAGAACAAAGCGACCGCCACAGTCTCGTCGATCGCGTGGCGAAAATGCTGTGGTTGTTCGACGGGGGCGAACCCGTCGCGGCGGCCGACGCCAGTCGCACCGAGGATGCCTACCGGGCGAGGGCGGTGATGGTCGTGGAGACCGTTCGTCGCTACGACGACGGCACGGAATGGGGGCCGCTACCCGAGTTCGATCTCGACGCGATGGACGCCCGCGAGGACGAGGAGACGCGACCGTCGGTGGACCGTGAACGTCGCTGGGCGGCGTTCTGGAGCGCCAACGATGAGATCCCATATGACTGACGCATCGGGCCAGAACAGCAGGCCGGAGAGCGAGCGGTGAGCGTCCATCCCGCACTCCGGACGTGCGCCTGCGGCCACGTTGCGAACCACCATCTCGACAAGCTCGGCTGCCAGATCGCGGGGTGCCCGTGTCGTCGCTTCGACGGCCAGAACGTGTCGCGCGAGCAGCACCGGGCGACCATCGAAGAAGCGAACCGTCGTCTGCGCAAGGCGTGGGCGCAGCGCGACCGATACCGCGCTGCGTTGGAGCGCATTGAGTCGCACGGCGCGGGCGTCGCGGTCGAAATCGCGCGTGACGCTTTGGCCGAGAAGAGTAGGCCGGAGGGCTGAGCGCGTGGCCGACGGCCTCTTTGCGTCCGACGCCCGGCCTTGACCTTCCCGCCCAGCCCTGCTAGGGTTGTCGACATGACGCCAACGCGCACCTCTCCCCTGGTCGGTAAGACTGTCTCTTCTGTGCTCTTCGATGTCTTCGTCGAGAAGGCGCTCCCGTGGATCGATCCCAAAGAAGTTGACGAGATCCGCGAGCAGCACCGCGACAGCGAGGAAGACCTCTACGTACGCGACGGTTTAGTCTACCGGCGGGTCGTCGCTGATCTTGTCATCTCCACCGACGACGGCAACGTCTACTACGTCTCCACGTGTGGCTGCTGCGGCGGGATTGGCGGCGAACTCGGTGTGGCGGCGGCGGTCCTCTGATGTCACGCATCGCGCTGCCTGTGACGTCATGCTACGGCGGAGACCGAGCCCTACTTGATCGCCTCGGCCTGCTCACTGACGGTTACCCATTCTCAGAGTGGATGAGGCTTGGTCGCGTGGACTTCGACAACGACGCTAAAATCACCGTCTTCGTCCTTGCGCTGCCGGCCCAGACATGGGACTTCATCATCACACGTCCAGACGAGAACGGCGGACAGCCGAAGAGCTTCAAGCTCTCGACTGGAACCGGACGCTTCACTGAGTTCTGGCCATTGGCGGCCATGCTGGCGGATAACTTGGTCTCGGTTGAGGCGCTCTGATGGCTGCGTTGACCGCCGATGAGGCCGGCGAAATCGTCGACCTGCTAGGCGCTGTGAGGAAGATGGACAAGGTTCGTCCTGACCCGATCCTTCTCTACGACTCAAACGGCGAGTACGTCGGGCAGATCAAGTACGACACCCACAACGGCTACATGTACTACCTGCCGGGTGATCTTGGGGTGGACGAGTGAGCACTCTTGCCTGGGATGGCTACCACGGCCGCGAAGACGACGAACGACACAAGAACCACAACAACGTGACAGTCATACTGAACCCCCGTCCGTGCGATCGTTGCGGCCTTCCGGTTCCGTCAACCAACGACGCTGTCCTGCTCGACATTACACTCGGTCACGGCGACCCGCTGAGCATGCTGCTCGGTCGCCCGCGGCACTTGCTGCCGACCAGGTACTGCGAGGGGAGTCCCAGCCGCGCACAGTACCTTGAGGGTCAACCGCGTGACCCTCGACCCGAGTACGCCTACAACGCCGACCATGAGGCCGCCATCAGCGAGGCGCACGAGCGTATGATCGAATGGGCCGAGTCCTACGAGGAGCGGTTCCGTTGAAGGGAACCTGCGGCTCACAGGAATGGGCGTACGGCGACAACGGCGAGGTCATCGTTTACGGCACTTGCGGGCGTGAGCCGTTCCACGAGGGGCGGCACGTCGAATACGCCGATGAGGGCCGCCCGATCGCTGGGTGGTCCGACCTCTACTGGCGGCGCGCGCCTACTGAGTGGGAGCCCCGCGCCGCTGAACTAGCACAGGCTTTGCTGGACATCGCCGAAACCGCGATGCCTTCGACGTACTTTGCGACCGATTCACGTTGCCAGATGGCGCGTCAGACCCTGGAGGTGTTGGGCTATGTCGACGACGAAGAATGACATCATCGAGGGCGCGCTGGAGATTCTGCGCGACCCCGAGCGCTGCACGAGGGGCGGCATGAGCCGGCGCAGCGAGGGTCGTTACTGTGCGGCTGGCGCGCTGCTTGAGTCTGCGCTAAACCTCGGCGTTGACCTCGATCACCATGTCGACCGCGCCGTAATCAATCGCGCCGTGTTGGCCTTCATGTCCGGCAACCGCGAGCGCACGGTCGAGATACTTGAGGAGGCGTTCGAGTAGTGGGCTGTGTTCTCTGTGAAAGCCTGCTTTGTCGATGCCCACAACCGCCCCCTCCAGACCCTGATCTCGTAGCCTGGGCGGCTGTTGGTCGCTCCGGCATGTGTGTCCACTCATCGACGGTTGAGGATTGCGCGGGCTGTCAGGTTCGTAACTTTCGCGCGGCTATCCGGCGGACAGCGCAGGATCTGATCGACATCGCTCACGACTATCACGTTCTAGATCCCCGCCGCCTTAGGGCGCGTCTCATCCTGGAGGAACTCAAATGACCAGAACTGATCCCGCAGTCTTCAACCTGCCGGTGCAGAAGCTCCGCGACGGATACTATGCGGACGCGTACTTCAACCGTGCTCGTGAACTCCTCATCGCCAACGGGCGTCATCCTCGCGTCGTGATGCAGGTCTTCCAGCGAGAGCACAGCTTCGCTGGTGGTGTCGACGAGGCCATCGCGATGCTGAAGCTCGGCGCTGGCGGCTACTACAAGTACACAGGCTGCATGTGGGACGCGCCCGGCGAGTGCGAGCCCTCTTGCCCGTGTCCGTATCGCTGGCGGCGGGTACCGGCCGGAGGCGACGGCGTCGCTTGGCGTGACGGCTGGGGCGATCTAACCGTGAAGGCGCTTCACGAGGGCGACGAGATCTCGCCATGGGAGCCGGTGCTTCAGATCGAGGGCGACTACACGCTGTTCGCGCATCTGGAGACCACGATGCTGGGCGTGATGGCGCGCCGCAGCCTCGTGATGCGTAACGTCAAGGAGGCCATCGCGGCGGCGAACGGAAAGCCGATTTGGTTCTTCCCCGCGCGACACGACCACTGGGCAGTTCAAACCGGTGACGGAATCGCAGCGCACCAGGCCGGCATCGAAGGCGTCTCTACCGACGCCGGAGCCTCATGGTGGGGCGGACGCGGCATGGGCACGATCCCGCACGCCTTGATTGCCGCCTATGGCGGCGACACCGTCGCGGCGGCGCGCGAGTTTGCTCAACGCTACAAGGACTCCATGAACGTCACCGTGCTCGTCGACTTCCACAACGACTCCGTGGGCACAGCGCTCCGGGTTGCGGAGGAACTTGGCGACGACTTGTGGGGCGTGCGCCTCGACACCTCCAGCAACCTCGTCGACTATTCGATCGCCAGCGATCTCGATTACGGCGAATACTCACCGACTGGCGTCAATCCTCGGCTCGTCGAGCTTGTCCGGGAGGCGCTCGACGACGAGGGCTTCGAGCATGTCAAGATCGTCGTCTCCGGAGGCTTCAAAGCCGCCAAGATACGCGAATTCGAGCGCCTCCAGGTGCCCGTCGATGCCTACGGTGTGGGAAGTTCACTGATCCGCGGGTCCAACGACTACACCGCCGACATCGTCATGACGGACAACGAGATGTGCGCAAAGGTCGGCCGTTGGGTGCGCGATGACTCACGCCTGGAGGCCGTGAAATGAATCAGCGTGTCCGAGTCAAGGTCGGCGTACCCTGCGGCGACTGGCACTACTTCCATGCGACGAGCCGCCACGAGGCCGACGAATGGGTCGACACACTGAGAGCCGAGCTTCTCGCCGTTGGCGTCGTACCAAAGATCTACATGTACGCAGATACATCACTCGGCCACATCAGAATCGACAACAACGAATAGGACCACCAATGGGCGCATATCACCTTACTAGACACCGAACCTCTCACAATTGGCCGCGCACAGCGCCAGACGTGAGGACGTGGCGTATCCACACTAGCGCTCCTCCGGACGAGGTAATCCAGGACTGGTCCGAAGAGCACGCCGCGCTGCTACAGAAGTCCGACGTAGTGATTCTCTTTCGAGAGCACGACGGTAAGTTCTTCACAGCAACCGTGGACTCTGTCGTGGATCGACCGAGGGTGCGGTTCGTTTGAGGCCGCCGGTGAGGTCGTTGTGAAGTTAGTTATCGACATCGCACTCGTTCTACTCGCGTATCGCTGCGGGCGGCGCGATGAACGTCAAGGGCGTCGCTATTGGGGCGGTCGATGAGCTTCGTCGTCATGATCGCCATTCACCGCGATGTGCTCCCTCCGGTGCTCGGTATGCGCGACCTCGTCAACATCAACCTACGCGGCGGCTACGATGCGCTGCTAACGTTCAACAACCCTGCGTCGTTCGAGCGCACGGTCGACGAGGTTCGTCGGCGCACACACGAGCAGCCGTTGAGCGCCTCCCACTCTGACAACGGGTTCCGCGACGCCTCGATGATGAGATACACGCCGTTCACTAACGGATACGACTGGTCAAAGGCGCGCGTCGATGCGATCCCTGCTGAAAAGCGTTGCTCGAAATGCAAGGGCCACGGAACCGACGTCATCCTTGCCTCCAACGGCGGCGTCGGCGAGGTCGTAGATTGCTGGCCGTGTCAGGGAACGGGAAGGAAGGCATGACCCTCTACGAGGCGATACAGGTGTTGTTGCGATTCTACTCTTGGGATTTCGGTGACCGCAGTAACGGCCTGTACGATCAGACGTTGCGCACTGAGCTTGCTCAGCTAATCGACTCGGCGGACCTAGGCGACGTGCGGGTGACGCTCGGACGATTCGTTCGCGAAGAGTTCTTGAGCGATGAGTCTCTCAACGCAGGCTACGGACCTGAAGACGTGCTGGGTTTCCTGGACTGGTTCTACGCAGGAGATTTCAGACCGTGAGCATCTCTCACAAGGAGACACTTGACCAGATCAAGTACAACAACCCCAACATCGAGGTCAACCAGAGGTGGTCTATCTGCGATGACGGCGGTCGACCATACAGGGTGCTGAGAGTTCTCTGTCGCCACCCCGATGATGGTGAGGACGGACGACGTCGTTGGGTTTGTGAGGAGCAGCCCGCGCACTTGGGGTTCAAGGGTGTCGGTATCTGGCCCGAGTACAACCTCCGACGCTCGTTCACTCTTCAGTGACTGAGCTAGGATCGTGGTACCCAGGGAAGCGGTGTCCAAGAGAGGCAGAGCTTCCGTTGGATCTGATGGTGAGAATGCTGATGGACGACCGGCGCATGGTTGCCGGTCGCGTCGTGTATACGCCGCTTCAGGTCGCAGCCATCTACGCGAACTACAGCCACAAGTACGTCAAGGACGAGGACACGAGAGATTTGATCCGCCGCCTGCTTCAGATCCACGGCCGCGCCGTCGACCGCAACGAGCCCCTACCAGAGGAGATGGAGTTGTGAACGTAAACGAATGGATCAACCGCATCGATCGACTACGACGCGAGGACGAGCTTCTCGCGGCCGGCGAATGGCACGGCTATCTGAGTGAATTCGGCAGCCCGCCGCCGATGCGCGGTCGGTATGTTCTCGCGCGTTGGCGACATCCGACCGTGCTGGTCTCACACGACGACCCAGACGAAGCGGTCAAGCTAGCGCGACGCATCGAACGCACGGCGATGTGGAAGTACATCGATCGAGAAGAGCGCCCCGCCGTGTGGGCGCAGGAGGTTGAATAGCGATGCCTGACTACAACGACGCCATCAAGGTCGTCGAAGACCTAGTCGCTGAGGAGATCGCATTGGCGAACAAGTTCTGCGCTGCCGATCCTCCTGGTTGGTCGCGCCTCGGTCTCAGCAGCGCGTCTGGTGCGCGTCTGCACGCGTTCCAAGAGGTCAAGCGGCGGCTCATCTGCCGCATCGAAAGTGACATCCGTGAGGAGGCTTGTATTATCGTCCAGTGGTCGGACGACGTCTCTGAGTGGTTCGCCTACTGCCGCAAGTGCGGCAAGCGAGTCAGCAACGCCTACGCTGTGCGACACGAGCTAGACGATTTTGGCAGATATGTCGACTGCGGCGTCGAGTTCAAGTTCGTAACCACGCCCTACATTGGCGAGCTACGCGAGCAGGTCAAGCAGTTGCGCAACGACCTTACCTTCATTGATGTAGACTTTGCTGGATGAGCAATGTCCTCGACATGAGAGGTGACGAGTTCCGCGCCCACATGGCTGAGTTGGACCGCATACTGCGTACCCACTCGTGGCTATACGGCCAAGCATCTGTTCGGTGCACAATGTGTGGTGCTAGTCGCGGCTCTGAGGAGGCGCGTAAGGAGTGCCGCTTCGGTGCGTGAACGAGTACTGCATCTGACGCGCGACGATTTCCGGTGGGACTACTATCGTGCCAGCGGCGCTGGCGGCCAGAACCGCAACAAGCGCGATACCGCTGTTCGGTGTACGCATGAGCCGTCCGGCGCGGTTGGTAACGCTGCCGACGAACGAACGCAGGGCAAGAACCGTAAGCTGGCGTTCCAGCGCTGCACCTCCGACCCTGCGTTCCGTCGCTGGCTTGCCGTCGAGCACGCAAGGGTCGTCCTGGGGCGCGAGACCTGGCTGGATCAACAAATGCGCCCCGAGAATCTCATCATCGAGTATGGACCATTCCCCGACTAGGGACGTGCAGTGGGTACTGATTTAGGACGCAAAGAAGCCCTGAAGGCAACCACCCTCAGGGCTTTCTTGTTGCGCTAATTGATGATGAGCTTGCCGATGTCGGCGAGCGTTTCGACCTTGGTGTAGTTCTGTACGCCGGGTGTGCGCGAGGCCTCGATGACGATCTCGTCGGAGTCTCCGTAACCATACCTGACGCGGAACTCGATACCGTCGACCCTGAAGATGGCCTGACGCTTGAGACGGTTACCGCCCATGTGCTCGCGATCAAACTTCACCGCATCAACGTCCTCACGCGGAACGTCAAGCTCAAACATGAGAAACTCGCAAGCGGCCTTCTCAAGCTCAGCGTCCTGACGATCTAGTTCGGCGCGCTGAACCTCTACCTGAGCCTCGCGGGCTGCGACAGCACGGTCGCGAAGCGAGCCACGGCGCGCCCCCTCGATGATGTCCTCGGGACTCAGGTTAGAAAAGTCAAAGTCTTCAACGCTCACGATGAAGTCCTCGTAGATCGAAGATCGCAGACTGTGCGATCGTTTGCTCAGAAAGTCCGCGATGCGCGTACTTGCGGTACCCAGCGTCAGCGCAGTCCCAGCAGCGAGGACCCAGCAGGCTCTTTGGATAGAACTTGCCCCAGAAGATGACCGCTGCCGGCGCATGACAGGGACTTGTCGTGTACTCAAATGTGCTCTCCTTCTCAGCCCGACAAAACTCTACGACCGGGCCGGCGGCGACCGCGTTGATTGTCATCGTTATCTGGTCGGTAAAACTAGCCAAGCCGAATCCTCTCCTTCCAGCGTCCGCACGAGCACTTACCGGGACTCTCGGTGAGTGAACCCCAACAATCCTCACCGCCGTCATCGCTGTCCCAGTCCGGGCAGCGAAATCCATCCACGGCAACCCAGTTCTGATTCAGGATGTCGAGCATGCGCTTATAGAGGATGTCTACGGCGTTGTGGTCAACGTCATCGTAGTCAACGTCAAGATGTAGGTCGCCGGGTCCTGAGATGGCAAAGCTCTTACCGTGATAGCCGCGACCGGGTTGATCAAGAAGCCTAAATGGCGGCATCAGTTGTACTGCGACCGTTCGGTCGGATAGGCACACACGATGATCTCGTGGATCGTGTGGTCGACCTTTGTGCCGTAGTTGTCGAACAGCCGCTTCGACCGAGGCACGGTATCGTCCTGGTGCTTGATCTCAGCGACCGCCTTACGCACTGTGTCTCCGTCTGGCGTGAAGTTGATCTTCATCAGAATCCCATCCTGATTCGATAGACAAGGTCGTTGATTTTGTCAATGTCGGGCTCGTCGGGGAGCTTGGAGTCAGCGGCGGCGTTGTCGAGATTGATCAACATGGCCTCGGCGATTGACTCAACCTCGTCGAGATCCTTCTCGGCTACACCCTTGAGCCACTCCACCTGAAGTGGCTGTAAGCGCACCAAGACCTCGCCGTGCTTGAGGGCGTGGACGCCGGCCATGAGCAGCCGTAGCGTGTGAAGCTTGAACTTGGTGCGCTTATGGTGACTCGCGCCGCGAGAACCACCAGTTCCCTCACGTGCCTTACGTAGCTGCGACACGGCGTAGCCGCCGTAGGTGTGGGCGATGCGCTTCGAGAGGAAGAGGCCGCGGTTATTGATGAGTTGGCCGCCGGCCGAGTAGGCATCGATCACGGTGTCGTCGGACCACAGCATCTCCAACGCTGTTGGGTTCGCCTTCGCTGCGAGTCGAGCGAAGTGCGCTAGCTCGTAGACGACGACGTCTGCGTCCTCGGCGATGTGGTTGAGTTCGAGCGAGTCCTTAGCGCCGCCCAGGGAGAGAACCCTAGGAAGCCCAGCCACGTAGACGCCTCGAAAATCGTGATCCGAGTCGGCGTGATTGGTTCCGTAGGCCCGGCTGCCAGTGCGTGAGACGAGAGCAAGTTCGCCGCCCGCGGCCTCTGCGTGTGGCTCAATGAGAGCAAAGAAGTCGTCGGTGGTCATAGTTCCTTGTAGGTAGTTGGCTGATCAAGCCAGCGTTGATGATCTTCGAGCGCGAGCATACGATTGCGTAGATTCTGTTCGGCCTCGTCGCGCGTGTAGCCCCAGCCGTAGTAGATATCGGTTTGCTCGCGCCGCCAGAAGAACAGACCCTTAGTCTCTAGCCAGGCGTTGTAGCCCTGGCCCATTGCTGGTTCGATGGTGATCCTCTGCATCAGTACTTCCAAAGGTCGCGGCAGCCGGTCACTAGCGTCGCTGCGAACCAGGCGATGACATCGCGCCTCTGTGCCAAGCGGCACCGCAGACGACGAGGCGTCCAGCCGCCGAACGGATACGGCTCGATCACGTAGCGCTCGCCGTCAATGTCCTCGAAGTAGCGCGAATATTCGTCGAGTCCATACCTGTAAGGATTGAAACGCGCTAGCGTTGATCGTAGTCTACGCATCGAAGACGAAACTCGACTCGGTGATGATGTCAACTACGACGTCAGCGAGTTGCCCTTCGAGATTCAGGTAAACCTCGTTGCGGAAGTCCTGCGATCCGAAGCTCTGTTCGTCCATAGCCTGCCCGATCATCTGTGCTGCGCCATAGGCGGCGTCACGGATGACGTCGTGGAGGCTGTTGGTGATTTCGACCGGCAGCGACATTCTCAGAAACCCATTTCGTCTAGTGATGGTCTCGGGTCCGAGAGCGAGACGACCTCGTCACCGCTACATCCCCAGGGTTCGGCACAAGGTACATGATGCGGACACGGCCGAGCGACACGCTTCTTGCGGCGCTTCTTGAGCAACTCGGCTGCCTTATGCGGCTCCATGAAGAGATCGAAGGCGCTCTTGCAGTCAGGGCAGAAGTCACGATCGTCTACCTCGTACGACTCGCCATTGATTTCGTGACCGCAACGATCACACTCCGTCACGTAACGCGACGCCATGTCAGTCCTTGTACTTGTCGACAACGCCGCTGCCAGCCATGGCAACGCCGATCGGTCGGAGCGAGTGCTTGACTTCGACGTAGTCGGCGTGCGCGGATAGTACCTCTGGCAGCCGCTTGTAGGCCTCGGGTGCCTCGTCGGCGTCGCCGCCGCGAAGTTCGATGCCCTGTCGGCGCAGGCGCCTCTGGACAGCCTTCCAGTCGACGCGGCCCTCGCGCTCAGTGACCCACTGCTTGCCGACGCCATCAACGGCACTGCACCCTGGACATCCGTACGTCCAGGCGGGCTCTCCACGCTGTTGCAGGTTGCCGCAGTTGTGGCAGAACCAGCGCTTGCGCTGCTTGCCCTTGGCCTCGGTGCGCGACATCACACGTCCTGCTCCGTGCGGGGCGGACCAGATGGCCGAGTATCCAGCGACCAGCACGTCGTCATCCGGGCTGCGCGTTTCCGCGTACTTGCCCTCGATGATCACGGCGTTTTCACCCATCGAGCCGCCAACAAAGCCCTGCTGGCCTGGATACAACGGCGTCGAGCCCTTGCGGACCACCCAACAATCCACACCGTTCACGTTTTCCAACCATGAGAAGTTGTGATGGTTGTGGACCTCATGCATCACGGCCGGTGACCCCAGGATCTCCAAGACCTTGTCGACGACGACGTCGCGGCCCGCGTAGGCGTACTCGCCCGCAAGATTCATAGCCTCGATGTAGTTGTAGCCAAGAGGCGAGTTCTTATGCAGCAGTACAGGCGGCGAGTGCATCTCGCCGCCGTCGGCGTGACCGTCGAACGACTTGCCTTGTGCGAGCGCAAGGAAGCCGGAGGCGATCTTGTGGCCGAAGCCGCGCGAGCCGAAATGAACGCCGATCCAGATACGATCGGTGCCTTCTTCGGCGAAGAGATCGACGTAGTGGTTGCCGGAACCGACGGTGCCTAGCTGGGCGCGGGCGGTGCCGAGCAGGTTTCGGACGCCTGGCATCGGAGACTCGCGGTTGATGCGATCGAAGATCTCGTGATCGACAGGCTCGTCGTTCGGTCGTCCCATGCCGAAGCTGATGCGTCGCGCGATCTCGTCCATGATCTTCGGCATGTCAGCCTTGACATCGCCGAGGAATAGGTTCGTCGACACGGCCTTGTTGCCGCAGCCGATGTCGTAGCCTACCGAGGACGGAGACACGTAATCCTCGTAGGCGATGACACCTCCGATGGGAGCAGAGTAGCCGAGGTGGTGGTCTGCGCAGAGGACCCCAGCGACCGCGTCGCCGGCCTCCATGCAGGTCTTGATCTGCTTGATCGCGCCCGCGTCTGGATCTAGCCCGTTGGGCGTGAAGACTGTGAGGTTGTCGAACATCTGGCCTCCGTGTTGCGTTTCGAGGTTGATGAAGTTATACCGATCGCAGGCGTCTTTTGCTTCCGAATCGACGGCTAGAGAAGCCTAGCAGCTACTCATCGTCGGCGTCAACCGGAAGAACTGCGAGGCGCTCGACGTAGCGTTCCTGTTCGGCGACGAGACCGTCACGGAACTTGGTCAACAGATCGAGCATCGTGTTGACCTTGTGGAGGTCGTTGGCGCGCGAGTCAGGGTCAGCGATGTCGAAATCGAACGACACGCTGCGCGTGCAATCGGCGACCTGGAGCGTGATCCAGGGCCGGGCGTTCCAGCGTTGAAGTTCTTCACCTTCGCCGTTCTTGCCTTTCTTCCAACGAGATGTGTCTTCGATCTCGGCGACGAGCGCTCCGGTGGAATGGTGACCGGGCAGATTCAGCATTGCGCGCCCACCATGGAAGCGGCGGCGCTGCGAGGGGCGTCGGGCCATCGCTGAAGAGTAGCAGAACGACAAAGGCCGCCTCGTTGGGCGGCCAATGCCGAGATTGGGATCACCTCCAGCTAGGAACGACCACGGCGGCGTCGGTCTTCCGTCACTGGCATCACCTCCTCCCGAAGGTGTCCGGGCGCTGCCCGGCGTGGGTGGCCTAGGACTCTACGTGGGGAACGCCCTTCTTGGCGATACCCCGGGAGAGCACGTACGCCACCACGGCGGCAATGGAGGAAAGGTCCCCGTACTTGGACGGGAGGTGGAGGACCTGGAGTTGGGAAGCGATGACCCAGGCGATGGTGATCCAGAACTCAGTTGTTCGGTAGCCAGCCTTGGCCTCCTTGATCACCTGCGGCAACTCAGCGATGACTTGCTGGATCGCCTCGGTGTCGGGAGCGTCGGGGGTTACTACTGAATCGGGCATTTCGTCTCCTGATAGAAGGACTAGTACTTGATTCTATCGAATCACGTGCTAGATCTTGCCGCTCTTGAGGTACTTGGTTGCGGCTGCGTAGCCCTGAACGATCACGAGTCGTTCGGCGCGGCGGCGGCGCGTTAGGCCGGCCAACGGGTGCCCTCCGGCCTTGTCCCACGCTAGGATTGCCGTAGCCGCCATTCCCCAATGACCGCCGCGGAGCAGCTTACCAACCGTGGTGGACGAACTCAGCGCGCCCGTACCGACGTTATAGACAAAGCTCGTGAATCCGTCGATCTGGCGTTGTGTGAGATGTGGGTTCACCGCCAACACGGCGGGCAGATAGTCACGGTTGAGACGGCGGCGTAGCTGCCGTAGTGCTTGGAGGCGAGTCACTCGGCGGGTATGCGGTCCCACGCCTTCGGTCTCACCAAAGCCGATCGTCCAAACGCCCACAGAGTCACGATACGGACGGGCCGAGAAGCCCTCGAAGTGCGAAACCAGCAGGACGCACTTCCAGGAAACGCGCTTGGCCATTACTTGAACCTCCTTAGATAGGCGCGAGTCAACGCAACCCGAGTTCGCGTTAGGTGCTTTCCGTCCGCGCGTGGCTGGCGGCGAAAGCCCCAATGGTGGTACTCGACAACCGAGTCGTAGGGGAAGTAGATCTCAAGCCCGTAGTGGCGCGCTGCCATCTTCAGCCGCATACGCGTGAAATCGTTATTGACGCCTGAATCGACCCCAACCTCCCACGGTTCGAGACGCCGACCTACCGGTCCGCTCTTGGCTACACCATCGGAACGTAGCTCGTGCATCGAGCGGCCGGCCGGGTTCGGTGTTCCCGTGATTCCCCAGGCGGCGCGCTCCGCTGGGGTCGCGTTCTCCATCTCACGCTGGGTGTGCTTGCCGTGGCGGTGGAGGATCGGCCGAGCGTCGTGGTCGTCGCCTCGATAGATACTCGACGCGGACTGGCCGGCGCGCCTCAGAATCAGATAGATGTAGGGGGCGACATCGTAGGGGGCGGGGCAGCCATCGATGACGAGCCACTTCGGGCGGCGTCGTAGTCGTCTCATGAGGAAGTCGTCTCCGTGTTCACTGTGGTGCTAACCGTCGTCGTGTAGATCGGGCCGCCCTGGTACCACGGATACCTCCAGGGGTTAGCGGGGATCGCGGGCGGCGTTGGGTAAACAGGCTGGGGGTTAGGACCACCGCAGTGCAAACAAGCACCGCATAGGGGACAACGCGAGGGCTGAATGACGCCATGCCAGGCAAAGCTGTGGCTACACATATCGTTTAGTGTACCTGATTTAGTAGCGTGAGCGCGCCTGCGTGACCGCGGCGAGTCGAGCGAGCAGCGATTCGAAGTCATTGCGTGTGTTGTCGATCGATACAGACGCAGTTCGCTCGTCGTGGCTGTACGAGACGGTGTCGATGATTCCATCTCGTCCGACGCCGCCAACGTCGGGGTCTACGAGATTGGAGAAGCGTACGAGTTCGCCCGAGTACAACAACACCTCGGCAGGTGAGATCGGAGCCCCAGTCAGGGCCGAACGCACGCCTCTTCCGGTGACGCTCCACGAGCCCTTGAACGGCGTCCTAGACCGCAACGCTAGGAACACGTCGCCTAGCTGCTTCGCCGCGTTCACCGTCAACGGTGAAGACACCGTTAGGGTCGCTGTGCGGTTTCGTCCAACGCGATCCAAAAGCGTAGGAACGGCACAATAGATTACGAAGTCGTCGTACCAGCGGTGCTTGCCGGTCGTCGTGGACGTCGCCTGTTCGAAGCGGAAGTAAACACGATCGCCTGTGTAGGTCTCAAGCGGAGTCCACTGCACCTCAAACTGCTCCCAACGATTGACTACTTGGATGTCATTTGAGGCAATGCCTGCGGTGATATTGAGCGGCGTCCAGGCAGGAGCGAGAAGCTGCCCGTTGTAGTAGGTCTCTCCGTCGCTGTAGCGCGCAGTGGCCGCGGCGGGATCATCGATCATGATGTGCGGCTGGCCGGCGTGGCTGGAGATCGTCATGTCGTCCTGACGAGCCCAGTAGCGGAAGACGTATGTATGGTCCTTCTCAAACGTCATACCGCTCGTGAACTGGGTGTACACGAAGTCCGCCGTGTTCGTTGTCGCCCGAAGTGACCCGCCGGGCACACTGTGCGAGACCGCGCTATCCCAGGCCCAGCCCGCGCCGCCGCCAGCGCCTGTCCAGCCGCTGATGTTAGAGGCGAACAGTCCGTTCTGAAAGCTCGGGCTCGATCGTGCCACCAACTGCGTCGACAACGCGCTCTGCTGTGTCGTTCGACGGACAAGCAGGCTATTGCCGTCCGGTCCCGTTCCGGTCACGTCGACCCTGTTGAACATCTCCTCGGCTACATTGGCTGAGGCGTCGGAGAACTCAGAACCGGGCTCGTCGCCCGTCTCCAGTGTCGGTGTCGTCGGCTGCGGGGCAAACTTCAGCGCGCCGCCGACCTTGACCTTCGTGCGGTAGGCGTGAAAGGCGTTGGCGGCCTCGATGATCTCACGTACGGTTCGTGGCTCGCCGATTACGAAGTCGGGAATCTCAAAGGCTGTCGCCGCGATATCGGAGACGTCCTGCGTCAGATACGGCTGATGAGACAGCGCATCCTTGACCACGTCATCTGCGTGGAGAACGCTATCGCCGGCCGAGGAGAAAGCGTCGTCGCTGTAGCAGCGAACGGCCTTGATCATGATGACGTCGTCGGTCGTGGCTGTATAGGTGATGCCACCGTTGAAGACAAAGACTGCAACATAGCGGCGCTTGGTAGTGACGGTTCCGGTCAGTGTGTCGAATCCCGTCGTCTGTGGCGTCACGGAGGAGGCGGCGTAACCAGAGATGAAGTCTTCATACGTACCGGCCACGCCGCTGAGTAGATTAGCCGGGTCGTCTGCGTTGCGTACGTAGATGTCGCCGCCGGTAGACATCGTGCCGGGGCCGCGGCCAACCTCGATCGCGACGGACTCAATCCACGATGACGGGTCTGGACCAAAATCAGCGACCACGCCAGCGGCAGTTAGTGTTGTCCACGCTGAGCCGTTCGCCGCGCCAAGCGTGATAGCTCCGTCACCGGCCGAAGCCGTCAACGCCTGCGGCCACTTCGCGAGATTTGCGGTCGGCTGCCCGCGCACATCGCTCCAAACACCGAGGTCGGTCTGGACGTAGGTACGGGCGTATGACTCGTCGTCGAGCGAGTACTGCTTTCCGCGCGCGGTCACCGCTACTGAGACTGAACTAGCAGAAATCGTCGTTGGGGTTTCCCAAACGTAGCCGTCCCAGACCACGGCTCCATCGACCTCAAGTTCGATTGGTGCGAACGCGTTGAGATTGAACGCCCCGCCTACCCTGGGATCTCGGCGCAGAGTAAACGTCAGCGTATCCGGCCCCCACTTGTTGGACGTCGCGGTGATTGCTTCAGGCCAAAAACCAGACCACGAGCCGGTTCCGATTTGCTCCCATTGGTCGCCGAGAGACTGGATTCGAATGACCGCCGACGACACTAAGCGACCCCTCGTCCAAGGTAATAGCGGGGCTGGACGCGCATTGTCACATACATGGGCTGTCCCGCCATCCACACGTTCTCGCCAGCGGGCAGGGACGGATCGTCGGGAACCTGATCAGACGTCAGAACCAGTACCTGCGGCTCGCTGTCGCCCGCGATAGTGATCGCCGCGCCGCTCATACCGCGCGTCTTCGCGTACAGGTTCGGCGGCGTGTTTGATCCACCCGACGCGCCGGTCAGGTTCGAGTACACGCGACGTGACATGATGTTGCCGAGGCCGCCCGGCATAAACTTCGGGTACGTCGAATCCTGCACCTTACCAGTGGGGAGAACCGCGCGTCCCCGTACCGGTACGCCGGCCACCCAATCAAGCCCGAACGTGCCGCTTGATCCGTTCCCAGCGACGAACTGAAAGCTCAGAACCCAAGGGGTGCGGCTGAGCCGATCGACAGGAATCGACAAAATACCGAGTCGATGGATACGCCAACCCGAACCAGTCGCTAGAAGACGACCGTTGGAGCCCCACTCTGAGGTGTAGCGGTGTGAGATTTCGCCGGCCCCTAGCGGCAACGCCGACGGAGTCGAAGTCAAAGAAGTCAGGCCGCCGCTCTGATAGAGACGAGCCCACAATTCGATCCTCACCTCGTCTGTGAAGTCGTCTGGGCTGACAATGCTTGGGTCGACGAGGACGTTGAACACCCACAAATCGGGAGAGCCGACAGCACTATCCCAGAGCAGGTTGCCGCTGGAGGCGGCGACGTTAGCCGAGACGCCCGTGAATCCGATCGGCCCGATGCCGAAGTACGCCGGGTACGTCGTTGTGTCTGTGTCCCACAGGCCGAACGGCTGCGATGCCTGAGCGATTCCGTTCGAGCCCGCGTTGATCGCCAGCGGCGTCATAGCTGGGCGCTCCCACCAAGACAGCATCGCCCACCCTAGGGAACCACCCGAAACCGTCGATGAGATGTCGGCCGCGACGTCGATGTCCACCAGCGCAGGAGCCGAGCCCGGCACATGACCAAAACTGGTCTGTCCAGGAACGAAGTAGGCGGCGGGCTGAGATCCGTTGTAGTTGAAGCCAGAGACGAACGGGTCGAGCCACCAACGCCGGACCTTCTGGGTCGCGGTGTCGCCGACCGGATCGATAGCAAAGCCGTAGGCACCGTCCGCGGCGAGCGCGGCGTCGCCAGAAGACAACGTTGTTGAGATTCTAGCCGACGAGGTAGCGCCAATGTCGGTGCGGTTCGGGAACCAGTAATCTACATCAGAGTCGGCCGGCAACGGGAAGAGGTCGGCGCGCACGACGGTGCTTCCGGTCGAACCGCTAACGATTCGCGACGCCCTCAAAACGTAAGTGCCGGCCGAGATAGCAGAAGTTGTTGCGACCGCAATCTGAGAGTCGACGCCGCCGGTGACCTTACGGATCTCGACGTTGTTGGTTGCGTAGTTCCAGCGCGCGTAGATACGATCGCCGTTGGTGGCCTGGCCGAGAATCAGAGACGCCGACCCGGTGGCGCTCGCGCCGACCGTGACAGCGACGGCCGCCTCGCCCTGCCGGTAGGTGTATCCGCGCGACCACAGGAAGGTCTTCAGTCCGCTGGCGGCAAAGACAAGATCACCGTTGGCGTCAACATAGGTCGCTGGCGGTGTATGGGCTGCGTCGGTGACCGTGTACTCATCTAGACCATTATTGGTCGTACCGGGAACGCCTACGCGGTCGGGACGAGCCCAGTCCTCGTAAATCCATGTCTGGTCACCGACAGCTAGTGGTGCGATTTGAAGCTGAGCAGCCATGTGGATACGCTTTGTGCCACTGAACTCGATCCAGCGATACTTCAGTGAAGGTGACTGGGCACAACGAATCTCTGAGTATCGAGAACGAACAGCGCCCTCAGGCCTCCACTCGATGAAATACGCGCCGTTTGGGTCGGTTAGTTGAGCAGAGATAGACTCCGCTAGATCAAGCGCGGCCGTGCTAGATGTTCCATCGCCGACGTACCACTCACACTCAAAGACGCCGTTGTCGTGCGTCTCCGAGACAGACTCAGCGCCTTCCCAGCGGCGGCCACTCGCTGCGGTCTGGGTGTTAGTCTGGCCGGGAGTAAAACTCAAGGCGTCACGAAGGACGGTCACGTTGACCCCGTCGTTGAGATCCTGAGCAACAATCGGTCGGCCGTTAGCGCCGAAGTAGACAAGCCTAAGTCGATCCATTAGTATCCAGCACCAAAGCGCGTAGTGGGACGGTATCCCTGAAGTGACTGACCAGCCGTCGCGGCCCGGCCGATCGCGTCAAGTGTGCGCGTATCTCCGGGGTGGAGGGTGTTGACGACGACTGTTGTTCCTCCGAGTCGAGCAAGGCCATTAGAGGCAAACGGTCCCTGGCCGCCCAGACCAAGCAACGCGCCCAGGGCTGTGTAACCGCCCCGCCCGAGGTCGCCACTGCCGGTGAACACCGACAGCAACGACTCGGCTACCTTCTGCGCCCGCGCCGCTGTCGCAGCGTTTGTCGTAGCCTGAGCCAGCAGTGCCTGCTGGTCAGGGCTCTGTGCGGTGTCTCCGGTTCCGTTGAGGGCTGCGATTGCGGCGGTTGCGTCGTTGATCCCAGAGGTCGCCTCGGAGATCATGTTGTAGGCTTGCTCGTCGTTTCCAGGAATAGAGTCGTGTAGAAGCGCGTCTGCGGCCTTGAGTTCGTCCTTGTAGCCGGAGATCTTATCGTTGTAGCCCTGGATCTGGAGCGCCTTGTCGCCATTGAGCACGCCCTGGCCGATCTCCGCGTCGCCCTTGGCGATGCTGAGCGAGCCTGGCGTGTTATCTCCACCGCCTCCGCCAGCGCCCCCACCTCCGGAGCCGCCGACCGCGGTTCCGTCGCTACCGGCCTCGGAGGAGGCCTTGCCGGCGACACCATCGATGTCAGCCTGGGTATCAGCGATGTCTGCGCCGATGTTGCGGTAGTCGAAGCCGGCGTCCTTCTGGCGCGAACGGAAGTTGGTGAAATCCTCAACCGAGCCGTCGTGGATCTTGGTCTCGCGGCGGATCTCGCCCTTGATGGCCTTGAGTCGGCTGGTCCACTCATGGACCTTCTTCTTGTTCGGCTTTTTCTTATTGCGCTCGTTGTCGATGGCCTTCTGAAGACGCGTCTGCTCCTTCGTCAAGGCATGCAAATTCGACGACGAGTCGCGGCGGGCCTTCATCAACTCGTTCAACGCCTGAGGCAGGTACTTGACCTCTTCAGCGATCGTTGACTGGAGGTTCTCCTGCCAACCCTTTAGGGTCTTGAGCTTACCTGCGTAGGAGTTGACTAGGTCCTGGTCGACGACGTAGATATCGTTGCCGAGCCCGTCAGTCTTGCCGCTCTTCTTGAGGAACGTGTCCGGCTCCTTGATCGAGCGCTCCTGAAGATCGATCTCCTTACCTAGATCCTCCTCCTTCTCTTGAAGCTGCTTGACGTACTGAGCCTTCGGCGACGCCGTGTTGAGGCGTAGTCCCTTTCCGAATCCAGCGCCCTTGATATTGGTCTTACGCTTACCGGTCTTGTAGGAGCCGGGTTCACGCGGCGTGAACTTCGTCGGGTAGAATCCAGGTCCAGTGGTCGGGTCGTCGGCCGTGCTGGGACGATTGGTGGGCTTGTGGATGATGCCCCTACCGCCGGCAAACATCGAGATTCCTGTGTCTCTGGCGAACTGCTTGAACAACTCGATGCCGCGCGCGCGGTGACGCGGCTCGGTTGGAATAACCGACTGAGACGGCTTCAGATCCATCATGGTAGGCCCATCCACGCGGACAACTAGACCACTCTTGTGATCGGCGACATACTCAGGCGCACCCTGCCAACGCGAGCCCTCGCCGACCAACGCTCGCTCAGATCCTCCGGGACCGCGTCCCGCCGCCAGGTGCGCAGGGCCTCCAGTAGCGCCGTGGAAACGCGAGTATACATCCTGATAGATCGGCTGCCCGGCCTTGGCGCGCAGCGAATTCAGCATCGCCGACGCACCGTCGTGGGCGACGATGTTGACGACCTTTGGAGGTAGCCGGAATCCAAGGATGCGAGCCAAGCGTGCAAGAACGTTGCCGCCGCCCTTTTCGAGCAACTGCTGAGTCTTCGGACCGAGCTTGATGCCCATGATCTTAGCCAGCAACGCGAGCGCCTTCGGGCCACCGGCGGTGGCGATCTGCTGCTCCTTACGGGTCAACTTGGTGCCCTTGATGCCTTGCAAGACCTCAACTGCGTGCTTGCCGCCACGCTCAGCAATCGTCAGGTTTGTGCGAATGTCTCGCACTGCGCGAAGACGACGAATCGCCTGCTCAGCGTTCTTCGAGTTGACGACAATGTCGGTGACGATCTTGGTGGGCGCTCCCGACTTGAGCGCTCGGTTCGCGTTAGACGCGACGCGGCCAGCGTCCTTAGGGTCGGCGAACTTCAACGCGACGCGCTTGGCCAAACTCTGCGAGCGTCTATAGAGATTTGCGAGCGCTGTGTTAGCAGCGCCGCTCGCGGCCACCAATCCGTGAAGCTCTCGCTGGTAGTTGAGCGCGTCGGCAATCGCCTGACGAGCAGCATGCCCCTGGGCGACCAACGTTTGGTGATACTTGTCTTCGGCCTTAGCGGCTAGGGTCGTCGCGTCGGCTAGCTTCTTGCGCTTATCCTCAATGACATTAGCGCCCTCGCCGTCCTTGAGCGCGCGATCGAGATCCTTCTGCGCGCTGGTTACACGGTCTGTGGCCTTCTGCCAGTTTTCGAGGCTCTTCTTCTGCTTATCACGAGAGTCAATGATCGCCTGGTCGGCGTCGCGCTTCAGTGCCGCAGCCTTCCTGACGCCATCCTCATAGCTCTGTCGCTGCTGTAGAGCAGTATTGAGTTGCTGAAGCTTGTCCTTGTACTCCTGCGTTCCCTGCTTGCCCTCACGGTCGAGCTTGTTCAACTGCTTCTTCAGGGCCGCTACACGACCAAGTGCCTGCTGATAGTTGTACTGCGCCTGCCCGGCGATCAGCGTCGCCTCGGACGAAAGCGCTACGTGCGAGTTGAAGTCCTTGTTGACCTTATCTGTGTCCTTGATCGAATCCTTCAGCTTCTGAAGGCCAGTCTTCATGGTTGCGATCTTGTAGGCCGCAAACCCGCCCGCCGCGGCTAGCGCAGACAGCCCGCCAGTCAACACGATGCTTGCGCCGCTTAGCTCACCGATAGCTGCTCCTGAGCCAACAGCAGCGCCGCGTAGTAGGTTCAACTCAGTTGTTGACTTACCGGCTACGCGCTCAATCGCCGAAAGCCCCTTAGCGCCGGCCGCGCCCTCTCCGACGCCGAGCGCAAGCTGCTCGCCAACATTGATAGCGGTCTTGGGCTTACGGACACGACCGAAGATGTTGCTGGCCGCGCCGCCGGTGAGGAAATCAACCGCCGCGCCTCCTAGCTTGATCGCTCCTAGCGCCTTGAACGCCGCTCCAAGTTCCTTGACAGCATCGACGACTGAGAGAACCTTACCGGCCAGCGTACCAGCAAGGAAGATGCCGAACGCACCAACCAAGAGATCACGGACACCCTTGAACCTTGAGAGTTCGGCGATCCAACGCCCGAACGTTGCCGACACGTTCAGGATGATGTCCGAGAACGGACGCATGATGGTCGCCCACTCGACAAACACCTGAGCCAACGGCTTCAGGACACTGTAGAGGTCCTTGGTTGTGTCGATGGAGTCCCTGAAGAAGCTACCAAGACCATCGGGATTAGAGCGAATGTTGGCAGAGATCCGGTCCATGCCATCGGCGATCGAGTTGAGGAAGTCGATTCCGCCTCCTCGGCCGGCAGCGACACCGAAGAAGGTCGCCAAAAGGCGGGTCGCCGAACCAGTGATGTGGATGAGGGCCTTGAATCCGTCAACCATCACACGGACGGCGTTCTTCGCGCCGACCGACTTCGAGGCCTTGTTGACGTTGTCGGCCCAATCGGAGAAGCCCCTTGATAGGCCAGGTAGATAGTTGGAGAAGTCAGACGCGATGTGACCGAAAGCAGCACCCAATGAGACCAAGCCGTGCAGGAGCGGCGTCAACGATCGGTTGGCGTTCTCGAAAATATTGTTGAGGGTGTCGCGTCCGCCCTTGCTGCGCAGACGCTGGAACGCCTCGGTGATGCCATCGGCGGCGCGCGTCATGAACCCACGCGTGCGAGCCGCGAATGACGGCAGCAACTTGTCAGCAGTCTTGATGCCCTCACTGAAGACCTGACCGAAAGCCTTATCGGCGGCTGGGCGTGTCGCAGACTGGAATGACTTCTTGAGCTTCTCCAGCCCCTTGAAGGCCTCCGCGGTCTGCTTCGGCATGTGAGCGAAGACAGAGTTCAACTGCTCCTGGGCAGTCTTGGCCTGCTTGGACTTACTGCCGTACTTGGCGACCGCGTCGTTGTACTTCTTCTGCGCTGCGAACGCGAGCTTCAGGTTGTCCTTGACCGGCTTCAACGCGATCGCAGCGCCCGCGACGAGCGGAACGAATCCGGTCAACGCCGCCGTGCCCAGCCCGACGCCCCCAGCGAGGCCAACACCGATCGCGCCAGCGAGTGCCCCAACCGCACCAGCGACGCCGATGACGACAGGTCCGAGCAGTGTCAGTGCTCGTACAGCGCCTCCGATTGTTGACGTGAATGGGCCAAGACGCACCGTGGTATCTGAGAGCGCTGCCGCCCAACGTGACAACGCCTTTGTTCCACGTTCATCGACATCGAACGACAGGTGAGGCGGCGGATGACCGAGACGATGCAGTCGCTCTTCGAGCCGGCTTAGTTCCTCGTCGTGAGCCTCAATCTTGATGTCGATCTTGTCGCGCTCGTGCTTGTCGATGAAGATGCGGTTACGCTTGTCGACGAGCTTTTGACGGCGCTCAAGCAGATCGACGTAGCGGACCGTGTCGCGCTTCACTGTCTGAAGCTCGCGCTCACGTCGCGCGGCGGCGTCACTGACCGCCCTCTCTTCAATCCTGGCGGCTCGTACGGCGGCCTTGACCCGCTCATTCTCGGTCTTGATTTCCGCGGCGCGGGCACGCTCAGATGCGCGCGCGGCGCGGGCCGCAGCCTGCTCGCGGGCGCGTAGATCCTTCGCCTCGGCGTCACGGATCGCCTTTGCGGTCTTCTCGAACTGACGCTGCTTCTCGTATTCGGCGCGCCGTGTTGCCTCAACAGCCGCGGCAAGGCGCTTCTGCTCGGCCTTGACCTCGGCCTCACGTGCCTTCTTGCCTACCTCGGCGCGCTTCTTGGCCGCATCCTCGGCGGCGCGGACCGCGTCTTGCTCGGCCTTCTTGATCGCGTCGGCGGTCTTCTTGGCCTGCGCAGTACGAAGCTGTGCGATCTTCTTCTCGTTATCCGCTACCGCCTTGACGCGATCCTCGTCAAGCTGCGCGATGCGGTTGAAGGCCTTGACGTTCTCGGCCTCGTACTGCTTGATGCGGCGCGACGCGTTCGCGAACCCAGCGTTGGCCTTACGGATATCGACGTCGAGCGTAGCTGTTGCGCGCTCGCGGTCCCAGCGCTCCTTATCAGCCTGCGCCTTGCGTAGCTTGGCGTAGAACTCAGAGGTGTTGGCACCCAGACGTAGCTCAGCTTCCTTGCGATCAAGCTTCGCCATCGTTCGGTCGAACTGAGCTTCGACCTCCTTGAGTTCACGGCCAACGTTGCTGTCGACTTCGACAACGATCTTACCGTGTCCTAGGATTTCCTCTCCTGCCATCTGGGTGCCTCACCTCCTCCTATTACTTAGCCGCAGCGCGCAGGCGATCCAAGCCCTCGCGGTCGTTCTTCCAATCCTCGACCTCGCGCCGCTTCTCTGCGTCCTTAGCCTCCTTCGCAACCTTCAGCGACACCGCCTCCATGATCATGTAGTCGATCACGTCGTCAGAGTCCATCTGAGGCCAAGGACGGCCTGATTCCTTGAACGTCCGCCAGAGCCTAGTCGCCGTAGTCGAGGCCACGAAATCGCCGCCACTCTGCCGAGCGGTGCAGGCCTGCGATGTGGTTTCCGAGCGCATCGAGGTCGCGCTGGCGGGTTCCAATCTCGACGAGAAGCTCGATGTCCTCGTAAGGGAGGTCGGCGACGTCGTCGGCGGTGATCGAGGGCTCCTTGACCATCGTCGTGACTAGCAGTGAGAAGAACTCAGCCTGCTCGGCGAGAAGCTCCCGCGTGATCGTCTCCTTCTGAATCGCGCCGATTGCAGCATCGAGGAGATTGTTGGGGATCGACCCGTTCTTCACCATCTGGGGAAGGTTGGGGATCGTGATTGTGACCTCGGTACCGCTGGGAAGCGTTACCTCGTGAACGCCGGCCTTCTTCCAGGCCGATGCGTCTCTAGGCTTCGTTACTACCGTCGTGTCGCTGCTGCTCATCCTGTGCCTCCTGGGCTGTGGTTTCTGAGTCCCGCATTCTCGCGAGTGACTGGACTAGCAAGCGGGACTCCCGCTGTACTCGCTTCGCCTGCGCTAGAGCTAGCTCAAGCCGTGCGTTGTTGTCCATGTATTAGAAGAATACACAAATCAGCGGCATAAAATGAAGAAGGCCGCGCAGTGGCGGCCTTCAGGTCCATGGCGGTAGCGAAGCGCCTAGGTTTAGTAGCTCGCTGTCTGGTTCTTCAAGGTCGCCGTGAGCAGGTCCGTGACGCCGGTTGCCTTCTGGGCGACGGCGCGAACCGAGGAAACGATCGGCCCGCCGGCCGGGTCTGGCTCAGCCGGGAACTCCTCGTAGGCGATCGACGGCAAGTCGAAGGCGATCTCATTGTTGGCGTCGAGGGTGAACGTGAAATTCGCCGCAGTGGTGAAGATGTTCGGCGAGATAGCGGTTCCCGTAGCGCCGCCGTAGTAGAACTTGTTGTACTCGGTGAGATCCTCGAAGAGCAGATCGAACGAGAGGCTGATCTCGCGCTGACCGGCGGTGATGTCGTAGGGGACGACGTCGTCGGTCTGCTGGCGCTCAAGGTTGTTCTCAACGGTGAGGCTGAACGAACGAATCAGACGAGTCGATGCCCCGCCGAGCGTGATCGCAGCGTTGTTGAAGTTGAACGGCACGTCCGAGTCAAGCGTCAGAGAGCCGAGCGGGTCGACAGTGAGACGCGTCGGAATCAAGCCCTGAACACCGACGGTGGCGGAGAGCGGCTGGCCGGCCTCGGCTGCGATCGTGATCGAACCGGCCTGGCAATCCTGGAAGCGCTCGAAGAGCGCGCCAGCGCCACCAATGTTGCGCCACAGGGTCAGCCACGGCAGCGTCTGCCCCGGCTTGATCGTGTGCGTGTAGTTCGGTGTTGAGCCAGTCGATACTGTGTTGCCGAGAACCCCTGTCAGCCAGAAGCCGAGCGACTCAGGGCGCACGTAAAGCTCGGGCGAGCCCTCGACGCCAGACGTTGTGATGTATGCGGCGGCCTGGTCGCGAGACGAGTCAGTCTCGGAGAGTCGGTCTGTTGCCAGAACAGGCGCAATGTTGCCGCCCGAGAATGCGTTGGCGAAGAGCGGCGCTGCTGCTACAGAGCCCTTGGCTGTCTGCTTTGCTCCCGCGATCCAAGCGGACTTACCGGAAAATCCTGCCATCGGTGATTACTCCTTCCAGTCGTCCACTACTGGGGACTCAGGTTCGGTGGGCGTGACTGGCTCGACAACTACTTCGACGGCCGGTGCGTCGTCTACGACGACGAACAAGTCAGGGTACGAGGCCTTGATTGTTTCGATGACTACGCGGTCGTCGGTCGTGTACGGAGAGTTATTCACCGAGAAGGACACGGTACCAATGGACACGTTGATGTCGCCGTTGGGTGCGCTGGCAGCCTTTGAGATCTTCGCCATGACCTCAAAAGATACCCCACGGCTCGCCAAAAACCCTACTACGCGGTCGTTTCGATCAATGCAGAGTTGTTTCCCCGCGACTGAACAGTCATCTCAAATCGAGACTTGTTGCCCGTGGCGTCGGTTGTGTACCTGGTCATGACGACGTCGAAGTACCAAACGCCAGCATCACCGGTGATGCGCGCCGAGGCTAGCGCACGCCGCAGGCGCTCAGCCTTGTTGGCGATGATCCGTGGATCGACCTGTTGCTGTGGGTCGATGTCGGCCTTATAGGGGTCGAAGAACTGGATCGTACATTGGCCAACAAGCTCGATTCCGCGCGTCTCCTCAACCTCTGGGTAGATACCCACGTAGGTACGCCCGTCGGTGCCGAGCGAGGCATGCAGACGATCATGACGGATGATCAAGTACTGGATGTCGCTGAATTCGGTTTGAATGACCACCTCAAGCGCGTTGGCGAGAAGCGTGTACGGGTCAGTCACTACAGTCATCCTGGAAACTCTTCCTTAGCGATTTGCATCATTCTGTGTCGCGCTACTTGGTCGTACGAGGGGCGAAGGAACGGCTGCGCACGCGTGCCTGGGTGGAATACCCAAGCGCCGCTCTCGTCCCAGTTCTCATACAGTCGACCGCTACCTACGGGACCGAAATGCGGATTGTTCCAGACGAACTCGCCGCCCTTCCAGAAGAAGTGCAATCGTCCCTTGATGATGTGCGGGCTGGTTCCGAGTTCAACATATAGCGCATGTTGAGAGATAGAGTACCAGTAACCGCGAGTTCCCTCAGACGTGCTGCGCATTGAACGCCTCAGCGGAATGTCCCCCTTCTTGCGACCGCTGGCCTTACCGACGGGTGCCAAGGCGCGCGCTGCCTCCTCGCCCTCCTTGACAGTCCTCGCCACGGTGGCGACGGCGGCCTCGTCACAGCGCGCGGCGAATCGACCAAAGTTGTCGCGCGCCATAACGACGCGGGACTTGGCCTTGATCTCAGCCACTACAATCGAGGGACGATGTAGTTCTGAAGAATGGCCTGCGCGCGCAAAGGAATTGCCTCTTCAATGTCGGCGGCGGCCCTGGTTCGGGAATAGTTCTCGATTGATTCCTGTGTGTACGGACGGGTTGTCTCAGCCAATGCGTCGGCGATGATGATTGTGGCGCGCTTTACATCGTCGGGGATCTCAGGCCAGCCCCACGTTGCGGTGACGTTGACGATGTTAGGCTTCTGTGGCAACTTCCAGTACAAGGTGTCCAGGTTGTACGTGAAGCCCATCTCCGGAGAACCCACCCCGTAGGCGTTTGGTGCAAGCTGAAGCCAGCGCTTGACAGGGCTGTTGAGTGGATACGCAGACCACTCATTCACACTGAGCGTGGTCGCTGTGATCGTGTCGCCTGTCCAGCCGGACTGAACCGAAACATCCATCACGGTCTGACATTCGTCGATGTCAAGGAAGCCGCTCCCGTCGTATTCGTACTGACGCACGTCTGAGAACGGCACCTCCTCGCTGACATTGAACTCTAGACCAGTAAAATTCCTCACCATCGATGACGCAGACGCCACAGCAAGCGTGAACTTGTCATCGTCCGGAGTCTCCACAGTCGGCGGCAGACCAAGGGCCATCTTGAAGGTGGCGAGATCAATCAGCGGCGTAGCCATACTCTAAGGGTACTCGCGGCCTAGACACGAAAAGGGCCGCTCGGAAGCGGCCCTCATGAGTTTCGATTCGCTCCGTGACCTAGGAGAGGTCCGGAACGTGCTCCTCGCCGGAGTCCGAGCCGACAGCGCGGACGTGCTCGGAATCACTGCCCTCGCCGGCCTCCGAGGAAACCGGGAGCGGAGCGGCCGTCGTGCCAAACTTGGCCTCGACGACTCCGGTGGCGAGCGCCTCGCCCAGCGGGACTGTGATGCGGTCGCGCTTGGCGTCGGCGTCCTCAGGGATCTGAACTGCCAGCGACGAGTTCGGATCGAGGATCACCTCATCGGCACGGAACACGGTCTCGTGGACGTGGAGGTCTCCTCCGCCCTGAGCCTCGCGAACCTCGCGGACTACTGTGTATCGGTCTTCAGTTGCCATTGTTGATACTCCTTAGGCTTAGCCGTTGGCGAGTCCGACGCCGCCGATGACGTTGAAGGCCACCGGTGCGCGCGCGGCGGTGAAGCCGACTCGCTGCTCAGCGCGGAAGATCGTCTGGTTGCTGGTGAACAGGACGTGCGGCGACTCGTCGACCGTGATGCCCTGGCGGTCGAGGATCAGAGCCTCGGAGAAGTCTCCGACGATGACGCGCGACTCGTTGGTTCCCGTACCGAGGTTGGTCGGGATGCGGTTGCTGGTGACGACCTTGAAGCCGAAGAGCGACTTGTTGGCTGCGCGACCCTGCTGGACCGAGTCCGGCCCAACCAAGTACAGACCCTGGGCATCCTTAGCCTTCAGGATGCGCGTCCAGGTGCGCGGGTGCATGACGATGGCGGTCGGCTCACCGTGGTTGTCCTGGACGTTAGCGATAGCGTCGAGGATCGAGTCAAGGAGGCCGCCGTCGTCGGTGACGGTGATGTTGGTCAGCGTGGTAGCGCCGAGACCAGGCGTGTTGAGCAGGCCGAGCGGCTGGCCGGTGCCGGAACCGTTGAGGAACGCTGTCTCCTCAAGGGCGACAAGGCGCTTCGCAAGGTCAGAGGTGACGAGGCGGTCGACGGCTGGGTTCGAGTCAGCAAGTAGCTGGTTCGAGATCGTGGCCAGGCCGGCTGCGGTGAAGACCGAGGCCGAGACCGTGGTCTTCGCCATGCTGGTCGACTCAGGCTTGGTCGCAAGCTCGGCGACCCATCCAGCCGACGTACCGAGCGTTAGCTGGTCAAGCTGTAGCTCGTTCGTGGTGATGTTGAGCTTCGAGCAAAGCGCGCGAAGAACGTTGTCGGACTCGCGGACCTCGACGATCTGACGCTCGATCTGCTTCTCGACGAGGTAGCCGCCCTGGTTGGCAGTTCCCTCAGTCATGGCCTTGCCGCCGGTGGCGTTCATGAGGCGCTCGCGCGCCGAACCGTCACCCTTGGAGGCTAGTCGAATGTCGTTGAAGAACGAGTACTCGCCCGAGTCGTACGGGGTCTCGTCGTCGGTGACGGCCTTACCGTCAACGCGGCCAATGGCGAACGGGCCGATCGGCTTCTTGAGATCCTCGATGACCTCGTCGAGCGTAGTGACCTTAGCGCGTAGCGCCTTGACCTCTTCCTCACGCTCGCGATCTGCGCGCTCAGACTTCAAGCGCTCGATCTCCGGTGTGATCTCGTTCTGAACCTGCTCGATGAAGGACTTGACGTCCTCTGCTGGTGCGCCGCTCTCAGCCTTTGAGAGAAGCTCGCTTGCACGGCTCTCTAGGGCCTCAATCTTGGCAACGATTTCCTGAAGTTCCATAACTAGTGAGTAATCCTAGCTCCGTGCCTGCCACTTTGTGACGTGCGTTGGTTGATTCGACTCAACAAAAACTACACACATCAGTGACAGCGGCGGGCCACTAGTAGACATGGACACCGTCAGCGCCGCCCTCAGTGTTGTCGTGGACTTCCTTGAGACCGACGTGCTCGATAACCTGACCAAGCTTCCCGACGAGCGCATCGACGCGCGCAGCTACCTCTTCAGGAGACATACCGACGGTCTCCTTGAGTTCGCTGAATCGTGATCGAAGCTCATCAGAGAGGTGTTCAGTATTGATGGAGCCGTTGGCGATGTGCTCGGCGGTGATAGAGCCCGGCTCTACCGCCGATACGGCTGGCTCATCGACCTCAGGCTCGTCGACCTCTGGCTCGTCTGGTGTTTCCTCAGGTACCGGTGTTTCCGTCTCCGGAATTTCCTCGACCTCTGGCTCGACGACTGAGTCATCGACGACCTCGACGGCCGGCGCTTCATCGTCCTCGGACTTGCCCTCAAGTACTGGCGCTGACTCGAACGCCTTACCGGCAACGACCGCAAATGTCGTGCGAGGATTGACCGGGAACGGTGTGACGCTGATCTCGCCGAGGTCAACGTCGTAGATTCGCGGACCGGACTTCGTCATGCGGCGCTTGAAGATGCCGCCAACGGAGAACGCCTTGATGGTTCCGCGCTTGATCTTGTTGAAGATGTCTTCGGCCCACGAGCCAGCGGCTGGACGGTCAACGCGGCCTCGTACCCATAGTCCGTGCTCGTCAACCTTGGCGTCGGTGAATACACCAAGCGCCTTGTCGTACTGGTGGTGGTACAGCATGATCGGGTTCACCGATAGGAAGCTCTTCAGGCCGCGCTCGAACGCGCCAGGCTCGAAGGCCTCTTCCTGTCGATCCACACCCCAATCGCTGGCGTAGCCCTCCACCCAGATGTCACCGTTCTCATCCTCTGTGACCTCATATGCCTTCTGGTCAAGGAAGAAGTCGTAGCGGAACTCCGCCTGCTGCGTTCCGTCTGGCTGAGTGGTGACTGCCTTAGTGCCGAATGACATAGAGAAAATCGTACGTATTGGCTCGCCACAAACACGAAAGGCCAGGTCAATGACCTGGCCTTGAAAGTGTTCAGCGTTGGTGGTCTACTTGTAGTCGGCTACGGTGTCGGCGTAGACGCGCTTACCGGTCGAGCGGCCGGCGGTGCCGGTCTTGCCTGCGACGCGGTAGTTGGGTGCCTTCTGGTCGGCCAGGTTGGTGAAGGTCTTCGCTGGCTTCGCAGAGTTGTTGCCCTGGGCCGGGCGAGCGACTGAGCGAGCGCGATTAGCGGTGGGCATAGTCTTTCGAGCCATGCCAGATATAGTAGACCCCACAACGACAAGGACCGCCCGGAGGCGGCCCTTGCGTGACTTCAACGAACCTCGAACCACACTAGAAGTGTATCAGATTTCGCACGAACCAGCCATACAGGCAAGCTCCTGTGAGCCCTCTGTCATGTCGTCGCTCTCGTAGATCTCCAACAACGACCAATCAACAGCCTTGGGCATTTCCGCGAGCAGTGCCTCGTACTCAGGCTTCGAGACCTCCTCGTATGGTGCCTGGTCGTAGGTGTGCTCCGAGTACGGCAGGAACGACAGTCCGACAACGATGTCGAAGTTCTCATACACCCAGTCACCGACTACGTCCCATTCGTCGTTGCGTACGTTGACCGTTACGGACGGGTTGTGGTCGCACCAATGCTCGGCGAAGACTTTCCAGTGTTCGAGCACATCGATTGCTGAGAGATCAGACCTAGTAACGGCCGTCTCCGGTGCCTGCTTTGGGTACGAGAACACCCAGGTCTTATCGGGATTCATCACATCATCCTCACACGGCACGCCAGCCATGTAGAGAACATTGGCTACCGGGTCGTGCTTGTTGCCTCGATTGCGGCGGATGTAGTATCGACCGTGCGCGGCATGCATTCCGTTTCCGTGCCCACCAACGAGTTCCGTTGAGTTCCCGGCCGGCTTCATGCACGTCCTGGCCAGCGACGCATTGATGCCAATGATCTCAGCGTACTTGGAGTTCGTAACCCTGACTACGTGGTTTAGTTGATCAAGGATGCGGGCCATCTCATCCTTATCAGCCTTAGCGTTCAGCAAGGGCGAGTCCTGGACGCCGGTCATGCCGACACCGAGAAGGCGCTCTTCCTCAGAGTTCCTCTTCCAATCATCGCTGATGTAGCGGAAGTGTGTGAACGACGATTGGATTGTTCCGATCATCGTGGCAACTCGAACCTTTCTGGTGAGCGAAATCAAGTCATCCTCTGGTCGAACCGTGATCTGCGAGAGGTTGCAGAACTGTCGATCACGAAGGATGATCTCGCCGCAGGGGTTGAGTCCGAACTTGTAGAACGAGCGGCCCAACTTGGTGGCCTTCGCGGCGGCGGCTGCGCGGTTGAAGAACCCGCGCTCGCCGCTGCCTGAGGCGCGCAGCGCTGCCCACTCAGCGTTGAAGACTTCTCGCGACGGTCGACCATCCCACGCCGCTGAGTTGTTAGCGAGCGCAAAGTGCTTGCGGTGGTCGTCGTTGTACCATTCGCCGGACTTGGCGTCGCGCATCATGAGGTCGTCGGGAGACGACAATGAAATCAGCGCAGAACGACGAACGCCGCCCACAACTACGACCTCGCCCACCATACACATGATGGAGTGCGCCTCGATCGGCGTCAGACGACGACCAGCGGCGTGCTCGAACACACCAATCGTGTGCAAGAACAGCCGCACCAACGGATCAGGCCCAGAGGCACGCCCGCCAAAGGTCTTGAGCTTCGCGCCGGCCTCACGCACACGCGAGACGTCAAACTCAGGGATGCGCCCCTCGTAGAGAGCGGAAATCAGGGCACGGAACGCGTATGCCCAGCCGTCCTTGGAATCCTCAACAACAATGACATCATCGACGCGTACCAAGACCGCCGGAATCTCAGGAAGCTGCTCGACCTCGTCAGGCTCGACAGAAAAACCAACTCCGGTTCCGCACATCAAGATGTGCATGGCCTCGTCAAAGGCCTCCGGGCGATTTACAGCAATATATGAACAGTTGTAGGCGGCTGTAGCGTCGCGCTCCAACGCTGGCCCAGCGGTCATCAATGCGCGCATCGATGGTAGGACGTCGCGCGAAAGGATAGACGACCTGATCAGACCGTAGTCCTCTTCAGAGAGCGGTCTGTGGCGTCGCTCAAGATGACTACGAACGTAATCAACAAAACGGTCAACGGTCTCTTCCCACGTCTCGCGGCGGGCTAGATCATCGCGCCAACGAGCGTACTTGGACTGGTGGATCTGCTGCTCATAAAGCGTCGGCAGCGCGTGCGACAACATGTACTCCTAGTGCTGAAAGTTATTATCTCGGTCCCGGCGGGGCGTCCGCCGGAGAGGTGCGATCGACGTAGTCGCCGTCTTCCTCAGGACCGAGAAAAGTATCAACCGCCATGCCTACGAAGCACGCAGGTAGTCCTAGTGTTCGTACCACCTTATAGGTGGTTATCAACCCAATACCCGCGGCCAGTTTGAGGCCGCTGATCGCTAGGGTTGCTTGGACTGACGGGTGTAGGAGACGCCTAGCCGGCGTCGGAGAGAAGGCGGTCCGGTGAATGCGCGGCGTCCCACTTCTCATAGTACTTCTCAAAATCGAGATGCGCCTTCTGGGAGCGCGCTTCGGAAATCTCCATCGGTGTCACGTTCTTACATAGTGAGGTGCGCTCACCACAAGATGGACACAACTTGTAGACATCCAAAACCGGCCAGTTGAGGGCGCAGATGGAACATCTACGCGCTCGCTCGATCTCGTCGTGACGGTCAGCGATCACTCTTCCTCATTCTCCGCGATACCGTAGAGAAGAGCAAAGCTGATCGCCTCGTTGAGTAGCGCGAGCGCCGCCACCGGAACGCCAGCCCACGGCGACACCGAAAACACCAGCAGCGTCGCCAGGACCAGCAAGGTCGTCGACAGCGGGGCCGGCATCACGCGGCCTCGTCGAACGCCGACTTGAATCGCGGCCACAGCATACCTAGATCACAAACCAGGCAAACGCGCGCAAAGCCCGCGCCGCGCTCAAGCATGCTCTTACGCTTCTTGGATGTCTCGGCGACAGGATCGTACGTCACCACCGCCATAGTCTCGTTACCGCAGCCGCAGGTGTGGGCCTCGTCGAAGCCCTTGCCGCGCGGCTTCGGAAACCGAACCAGTTGGCCCTCGCAGCGATCCGGCAGGATCGCGCCGCCTTGATGCTCGACCTCCTCAACGAGGACATTGAGGTCATCTAGTGTGAACTCAGGTCCGTTAGCACCAATATTGGGCTCTTCACTCATCGCTTTCCTCGTTTTCGATCTCTACGTGCTCTCCGCAATGCGGGCAGTCGAATTCGAGCGAACCCAGATCCAACATGAAGTCCAATTCAGGCTCGGGCCAGTCGCGTGCTACGACTTCTCGCAAGCGGTCCTTGACAACCGTGAGATAGCCGATAGCATTCTCAGGAGACATACCATCGTAGGAGAATTGCGGCGCGGTCCCGTTCTCGTTGAGCACGACCTCGATGGTGATCGTGCCCACGACGGGAAGGTCTTGCTGCTCTTGCGTCTGCTGCATGGGGTGTTAGAAGTCTAGCACCCCGGCGCTTTCGCTACCTGCGGCGGCGGCGTCGCTTTCTGCGCGACGGCGTCGTCTTCGGCGTGTTGCGCGGCTTGCCGCGCTGGTAGGAGTCGACGACCACGCGCGTCTTGCCGCGATCCGGGCCGCGCGGCGAGCGGGTGTGCGACTTCACGGCTACGCCGGTGCGCGATCCTGGCTTGCGCTTTCTCTTCTTTCGGCCTCGGGTCATGGTCGACCTAGATTACCGCCTCGGGCGGCAGCGAGATCGGCGTGAATGCCCGGCGGCAGCGCGGGTGCTCCAGGCGACGCTCGCGTGCCTCGTCAATGGTCCATACTTGTCCGTCGGCGGCAATGCAGGGCTCGTCATGGTCTCGTCCATCGTGGACGAAGACGTGCGACTCGCCGTTCATCTCGGCTACCGTGAGCACGCCCTCGTTGTAGGCATGGACAGCCTCTGTCATGGCTACGGTCTCGGCGTGTCCACTACGCCAGCGGTCCATCTCGCCGCGGATGGCGCGCTCGATATCGCTCTTGGTCTGGCCGGCGCTCAAAGCCTCGGCGACCTTACGTGCGACATCATTACGAAGGTTGTTGATGATGGCGCGGAGGCCGCCCTTGCGGTAGACGACCTCACGGGCTACGGCCTCGTAATCGATTTCCTCGTCGGGGCGGCGTCCAACTGTTCCCTGCTGGACCACCGAGGTAGAGACGGCTCGCTTGGTGGCCTTCTCCAGCGCACGAGCCATCAAGGACTGAAAACGAGTCCAGGCCGACGACTTGCGTAGCTTACTGCGGATTCTATCGCCCGGTGCCTTTCCCTCGACGGCGCGCTCAAGCTCATCCAACAGGTCACGCTCAAGCGAATGAATCGCTTCCTTGATCTCAGCGGTCAACTCCGCGGTGATCGCGTCCACGGCGATGTCACGATCGCTCATCAGGACGTCGTCCGGGGGCGTGATACGCGACGCTAGATCATGACTGGCGGGTTCCATGGCCTTAGCGCCAGCGGCGATTTCCTCAAGCCGGGCGATGATCTCGTTGGCGTCGAAGGACTTGCCGGAGGCGACGGCTGTTCGCGACTTCGGCTTCGGCAGGCTGGTGTCGCGCACGCTGCGCGGGAAGGCGACCGTGTTCTCTGGGTTCGGAGGGCGGCCAGGTTCGCCCGCGAGGTTGAAGTCGGGGAAGCCGGCCGTGGTGTCGTCGGCGGTTCCATTCGGTCCGGGAAGGTTGATGACGAGGTCGTCGCGCTCGTCGCCAAGCGGGTCCAGCCCGGCGTACTTACGTACCTCGCGGATACGGACGCCCGGCAGGGCCGCGAACGCGGACGAGAGGCGGAGCTTCTCCTCCTCGGGGATGATGTACTCGTAGTCGATCTTGAAGTCCATCTCCCAAGGCGACGTGATGCCCTTGGAGATCGCCTTCTGGAGCTTGTTCAACAACGGACGCATCGTCTTGTTATCGAAGATGCGCTGATCGGCGTTGCTGGTGCCGGTCGCGGCGGGCGCTGACGCGTAGCCCAGCAGCGAGGCCGGGACGCGGAACATGGCAAAGATCCGATCGCGTGAGAGGTTTGTGAGGTTCTCGAACGCCGCGTCGGTCGCCGACGGCGCGATCGACTGATACTTCAGTCCGGCTTCGAGCACCATCAGCGCGCCCGCATTGCGGGGGCCTCCATACATGGCGCGTAGCTGGGTCTGGAGGCGACGCAGCACGTCCTTCGGGACGCGGCGGTCGGACTGCACCACCATCGAAGGCTGGGCGCGCTTCTCGTAGTAGCTGGCCATCGTATCGGTGAGCGCTAGGTCCATGTCGAAGACCCGCGACCCGCCCTGGATGACGCCGAGCCCATAGTAGGGGTCGTGCGGGTTCGGCATCTTGAAGTGCATGACCTGACTCGAAGGGATCTTCAGCTTGCCGGTCCCGGGAACAGAGTATTCATAGGACTCGATCCCCCATTGGCCGGGAACGACCTTGACCAGCGGCGGGGCGAGCCGATAAATCGCCAGCGGTCGACCCGACGAGTCCGGCCGCCACTTCAGCCAATATGCGTTGCCGGTGAGCAGGTAGTCGATCAGCGTTAGCTCGATCAACTCCTCGTAGCCCATGAACGGATTCGGGTCTTCGAAGAGCTTGCCTAGCAGGTAAGGGGCGGACTTGATCTCGTCCGGCGTGTGCGGCGTGCGGCGCGACTCCGGAATGTAAGAGACGCCCTTCTGCTCGAAGTGCCACTCAGCCGATGACGCGGTCTCCGTAATGAGGCGCACGCAGTCCATGACCCAATCGACAGCGTCCACCTTGCCTCCGTAGGCGTTGAGGTGTCGCCCAGCCTCGCGCTGCGCAAACGGTGTCCGCGTCCGAGCAGGACCATCGACGATGATCGGCTGTGTCGGCCCGGCCATCAGGTCGGGTGTCGCAGGGAACGCCTTCTGGGCCGCGCCGGCCTGTGCTCGCATCATCGCCTTGAGGTCCACGGAGAGAATATTATGCGCCGCCGTGCCACCCCAAGTGGTACGCATCGGTGGTGGGTATTTCGAGCCTCGCTTGGTTCATGTCCACGCCACTTGGCCCCCTCTATAGGGGGCCGAAGTGTCAAGTGGTCAATCACCGCATTCTAGAGCCAAATTTTTTACCCACATTCGACCCACTTGAATCTGACGCCTGCGTCATCTTTGTTCCCTGAGCGCTGGTACGAAGCCCCGACGGCGGCTCTTGACATCTGGTACGCTTCCATGTATGGCAGCAAGGCACCCAATCGACGACGAACTCGTCGTCGCAGAGGCCGCGGTGCGTCACGCTCAGATGGTGCGCAGGTTTCACGCCAGGAAGTCGCCGAGAGGAAGCGCTCAGCGGCAGGCCGACCTTCAAGAGGCGCGAGAACGCCTCAGGACGGCGATGAAGCCGCTGCGCTCATACCTAGGACGCGCCGCTTACAAGAATGCAACCAACTACAACGCTGATCTACATGATCGCGTGCGCGAGACGTCAGCGGCGATGCAGAAGGAGCGCCGCAAGCTTCACAAGATGGCCGCGAGGAGCACGAATGCTAGACCACGATGAACTAGAAGTACTTGATCAACTCGGAGACGTGGCGAGCGCGTTTGCGGCGCTGCCGCAGGAGCATGCTGCGGACATTGATGAGTTCGTGGCCGCCATCCACGCGGCGCAGAACATCGTCCTGTCACGACCCGGCATTCGCTCATATCGAAAGCTCAAGGTGCTTCCGGAGGATTGGAAGCGGCCGGTGGGCGCGTGAGCGTTACTAAGCCGTGGCTCAACGATAGCCCCTACGCGCCGTCCTATGAGACGGCAACCCTTGAGGCTGTCCGCCTGTGTGTGCAGCAGGCGGTCTCCAAGGAACTCCTAGGAGCACAGAACATCGAGTTCGTGGCCGAGGAGATGAGCCGACAGATGATCTTCAGGTTGCGCGCGATGGTCTACGAAGACCCGAAGCAGCGCCGACGCGACGTTCATCGAATTGTCGAGGAGTGTGCGCATCCTACGTGGAAGCACGCGCTGATCGCATCGCTGCCCGAGGCCGCCCTGTACCGCCGCCGCTTTCTCGGCTATCTCTGGGACATCGAACCCATGTATGCCAACACGCGCGTTGTCCACGAGGTCGCCGTAACTGCGCGGGGCCTCTTCCCCGACATGAGTATCCACTACCCGAAGGAGCTTGGAACCATTCAGTATATGACGAAGATCGAGCCGCTGGGTTCGCGACGCGAGGAGTGGTATGTCTAGTCTCGCCGCGGTCGTCGTCGGTGAGGTCATCGATGAGCTACAGAGCCGAAGCGGCTTCGACGCCTGGGCCGAGGAGATCGACGACCAGGTTTGGGAGGAACTCGTAGATCGGCTCGTCGAGCGGGTCGACACGTTTACGGCATCGACGATCGCCGTCGGACCGAAAGCGGCTGCCGCCTTCCTGCGCGTCATCGACATTCTTCACGACAGCCTTGGTCCCGGCGATGGCGACTTCTGGGACTGGATCGAAGAAAACGACAAGCTCGCCTATGATGCCTACTACGATGTCCTAGCTCAGATGCGAGAGGTGTCGGCGTGATCCTTGCCGTCATTGTCGCTGTGCTGTTTGCGTGGTATGTCGCTGTTCGCCTCTACCCGAGCCAGAACGAGCCCACCAAGGGCAACACGTTCTCCGCTGAGATCCTCGCTGACTCGCTGTCGCCCGCCGGGTATCGGCTCACGACGTTCCTGGTCACGCTACCGCGCTTCATTCTCGCCGAGTTCAACACCCATAGGCGAATCAGCCGCAACTCGGCCTCGTCGCGCGCGATCCCGATCAAGCGTCAGATCCAGCGCGTCATCAAGTACCCCTTCGTGCCTCTCGGCTTCGGCGGCGCACAGAAGGGCATGCAGGCCGCCGAGGATCTCTCTGGCTGGCGTGAACGGGTAGCTCGCCAGACGTGGCTGAAGACGCGCTACGCCGCCGTTGCGGCGGCATGGATGCTGGACCGCCTCGGCGTTCACAAGTCATTCGCGAACCGCGTACTTGAGCCGTGGCTGTGGCACACTGTGATCGCGACCGCCACTGAGTGGGAGAACTTCTTCGCGCTGCGCACCGACGCCGCCGCCCAGCCCGAGTTCCGTCACGTGGCCGAGATGATGGAACTCTTGTACCGCGACAACAAGCCGAAGAAGCTCGGGCCGCTGGAGTGGCATCTTCCGATGCTATCAGCGGAGGATCGTAAATTTCTCTGCCCGAGCGTACATTCGTTCGTCGACGCTGGCCGCGCCGCGCGGGTCAGTTTCGACACACACGATCGCGACGAACCGATCAGGGCTTCGTACGCGCGTGCTGAGATGCTGACCTCGAACGGTCATTGGTCGCCGACCGAGCACCAGGCCAAGGTCGGGCTGTCGGTTGAGTCAGCCGCGGGCCACAACGGCAACCTCCAGGGCGACTGGATGCAGTTCAGGAAGATGTTCGACAACGAAGACAACTACGCACTACTCAAGGAGAGCACGCATGTCGAGGCCTGAATACGGTGAGTACACGAACGGAACGGCGATCGATATCATCGAGAACGAGGGTCTCGGCTACGCCGTGCGTCATTACATCAGCGGCGACGCTTTCAAGGACCCTGAAACTCAAATCCGCTGGAACAACGCGGCCGGTTCCCTTGAGGCGCTCATCGAATACCTTCAGGATGAGACGGGCCGCGAGATCGATGCCTAAGTATGAACTCGACTACTCGAAGGCTGAATACCAGTGCCCTGACTGCGGAAGCGGTCAGGGCCTCTGGCAGGCCGTGAGCTTCGAGGGCTGGGTGTCCGCGACGATTAGTGTCGAATTTGTCGGTGAGCAGGCCAGACCGGCAGTTGTCCTAGAGACGACCGATCACGGGTTTCAAGGAACAGACTGGGATATCGAAGGCAGGATCACACACAATCACGGCGGCTGCGGAGAGTGTGGCTGGGAAGGCGGTTTCCCAGAGGGTCTCAAGCTTCACGCGCCGAGGAAGCTCGGCTGGGACGGCCGGCCAATTCGCGCGCAGATGGAAGGTCAGCTAGGATTGTTGGATGCCTAGATTCATTTTCGCCGACCGCGACGATGTCGAGAAGCGAGACGACGCCGAGGAATGGCTTCCGTACTCGGACTGGGAGTACCCAACGTACCTGATCGATACGAAGACCGACAAGATCATCGCCAGCGATCAGTGCGAATCGGAGGACGCAACGTTCGGTCGCCACTACCGATTCTTGATCGACCTACTCAACGAAGTCGCTGAGGGAGACTGATGCTCGGCCGGCACTACCACATCGGACGCTCATGGCCGGGCTGCGGCACGCCAATGGAGGACGAGTGTCCGTGTCCCCAGGAACCCTGCGGGCTCATCGATGAGAAGCGCGTAGTCGAGGGCTGCGAGCAGCACGACACGTCGTTCTGCAAGACGATGCGCTCGGGTCACCCAGCCGATTCATGCCCAGGAACGTCATCATGAGGCAGGTCGCTATCGGCGCGCCGACGCTGGCGATCGTGTCAGCGTTGATCTACGCGACCATCGCGTTGGGCGCTGGGGAACTTCTACTTCTCGCGGCCTACGGTGTGGCTTCCGTGATTGGGTTCAGCGCGGTCTCATACATCGTAGGCGGCTTTGTCGTCGACATGATCGAGAGCGGTCAGCGAAACAGAAAGGGAGTCGATGGTTGAGTGCGCGGCGGTTCGCGTGAGTACAGGGTCACGATCGCCGACGCGTTGCGGGAGGTCATGGAGGATGTTTGGGTTCCCGTCGAAGGCGTCAAGTTGACCTTCGAAGGTGACGTCATGGAGATCATCCTGACTAACGATTTAGAGCGCGTAAAGCGCGCAGAGAAGTCGCCGAAGGTCGCCACACAGCCTAATACGGGCGAACCCGTGAGGTGGAGGTTCTGATACCGGAGAAGCTGCGTTGGGTAGTTAGATGGACACGCAGAGGCAGCAATCTCGACGGCTACGATCTCAAGGACTGTGTCGCCGCACTTCAGGACGCGATCGAGCGCCTAGAGCCACACATCTACAAGCTTGGCGTCGACACCAAGATGCCCGAGTACCGGCGCAGGTTTTGGCGGCGCGTACCCGAGTACGTTGACACGTCTCGGCACATCAACACCGACAGGATCGAATGGAAGATCGGCTTCAACGATGACGCGATAACGTTGTTGCTGATGTTGCCGTATTACGAAAAGACCGTTACGCGTTTGCAGTCTCCGCTTGAGTACCTTCGCTTCGGCGAGCCGCGGAGCTTCACATCGAACGACCCTGACCGTCAACAGCGCCTAGCCAGAGGAGTCATGGAGGCGTTGGCGACGATTGGGTTCCATCCAGGCGGGCCGAACCCGCCAGTTTCGATCGAGCCCAACGGCGACTACTGATTGGCACTTCTCAGTGGGTCGCGGTCGGCGGGCTTGTGCTTTGGCTGCTGCTGGTTCTAGCTGTCGTCTACGTAGGACTTAGCGAATAGAACGACAGAGGCCCCGTTATTCGTGAGAATAACGGGGCCTTTGGGCACCCCATGCCGACTGTCAGGGATGAATTCTATCAGAACTTCACGGGCCGGCGCGGCAACCTCTTCGGCTTCGAAGCGCGGTACTTCTCCCACGACCAGACATCGTCACCGGCCGAGACGATGTGCCGCTTCTCGCGCCAGCAGTTGATGCACGTCTTGACTCGAATGGTGACGACGCGCTCGCGCGCCCAGTAGCGCTTCTCTTCCACGTACTCGATGTACCACTCGTGGTGCCGGCCAGCGAGGCAGCGCTGGCTCTTCTTCTTAGCGACGCGCTTCTTGCCACGCGCCTTGCCAGTGCAGGGACCGTCCTCGATCGGAGCCTTGCGCGGATCGGGCTCGCGAGCCTCACCGATGATGCAGCAGCCGCACTGCGCGTAGAGCTTCTTGCCGTTGCGGCGGCGTGAACGACGCTTGTGGTGCATGTGACCTCCTAGGTTGTTATGAACTCACATGCATGGCTTCCTCCCTCTGTTGAATGGCCTTTGCGAAGCAGCCCTGCGAGACCACATTCTTCCCGTTCTGGAGATCGGCGACAGAACTATCGCTGCCCCACAGCGAGTTGAACGGGATCTTGTCAAGCTCTAGCGATGCTGCGATTTCTGATGCCTCGCGGTAGTCGTAGAAGTTCGTAACGCAGACCATGCATCGCAGGTAGCGTCGAAATTCAAGCGAGAAGTAGACACCTGTGTTCCAGCAGCGCGGGCAGTCGAAGGCCATGAGTCTCCTCTAGAACGACAAAGACCGCCGAAGCATAGCAGCAACGACGGTCTTTGTAAAGTGGTAGCCCCACCGGGGATTGAACCCGGTCTAAGAGTGTGAAAGACTCTCGTGCTGACCATTACACCATGGGGCCGTGAAGGGTAGCGGAGGTAGGATTCGAACCGTTTATGACGACCTCCTGGTTATGAGCCAGGCGAGCTTCCAACTGCTCTACTCCGCGTGATAGTAGGCCGTGCGGGATTCGAACCCGCGTTCTTCACTGTGAG